GGAGATAAACATTTCCAAATACAAGATGTGTTTACTGTTGCTAATAGGGCAGGATTTGAGATTGATGCCAAGTGCCCACCGACATATCAAAATATTATTGCCTTGTGTTATTCCAGAGGTTGGTTAAAGCCTATTGCAAATGTAACAGAACGTGAAATGATTTTTATGGGGTTAACAGATGGATCGTAAAATTCGTAATAAAATTTTAGAAGAATTAAGTTTAGAAGCATGGCATCATGCCATTGCTGGTCAAAAACTATTGTCACGTATTAGAGATTTTGAAACAATGTTCAAGGCACAGGATGCCAGAGAGGATAAGCAGAATGAGCAAGGCAAAACATAAACCTTATCAATGGATTGATGGCGAAACTGCGGATCGTATTACTAGTCTCAACCTAAAAGACTATCGTGCGTATCTTAAAAAAGAATTAAAGAATTGGAAGAAGAATCCAAAGACAGAATCTAACCCAGACGGCTATTGGCTACACCCTAGTGATGTAGCACTTAACATACGCACTATTGATGCATTGGATTTAATTATTAGCCATTTTGCAGAAACATCGGATGAAATCAAATAATGTATAAAACAATTTACACAGAAGTCGAAGTAGACGTTGACTTGTCAGAATTTGACACAGACGACCTAATTGAAGAATTAGAGTCACGCGGTTCGGGTGTGTTAGACTATGGAGATGGCAAGGAAGTGTTAGAATCCATTTACCAGAAACGTAGACTTGGACAAGACTATCAACTAGAATTAGAAGCATTAATCTATTTAGGATTAGGAAAAATTATATGAAGAAAGAACACGACGAATACCTATGTAAGGTATATCCAAAGATGATGGTTAATCGTAACCTACACATGACTGAAACTTGTATGTGTTGGGGATTTGAATGTGGTGATGGTTGGTTCCAGATCCTTAATCAACTTATGGGTAATATTCAGCATCACATTGATTGGAAGATTAGACAGCGTGAAGTCGCTATCAAATTTAATAAGATGGCCGAACAACTCAAAGCCGGTGACTCTACATTATTCGACGAGGATATGAAAGACATGCTGAATCGAGATTACGTAGAAAAACGTAAGCAAGAACTTATCAAAGATCCCCTGCGTGAAATTCCCGCAGAAGTTCCGCAAGTAACTCTGGATCAAGTTAAAGAAAAGTTTGGCACCCTACGCTTCTACTACACAGGCGGTGACGAATATATTGCTGGGCTTGTTAGCATGGCAGAATCAATGTCAGGCGTAACTTGCGAAGAATGTGGTAAGCCCGGCACACGTACACGCGGTAGTTGGATTAAAACTGCTTGTAAAGAACATGGCGGCATTGACTTCGACGACAGTGAAGAAGACTATCTCAAACAAGGATACGAAGAATGATCACACAATTTGAAAAATGGTTTGGTATCGGACTCTTTGCTGTTATTGTACTGATGTTTGTTGGTGCAGGTTTATCATCACATCAGCGTGATAGTTGTAGATTAGAGTTAGCCAAAGCTGGTCGTAGTGCAGAAGATATTATTAAAATTTGTCCTTAAGGAATTAGTATGATCTCAATGAAAGAATGGATGGAATTAGTAGACTATAAAATCACCGAAGGTGCTGATTATGGTTGGACTTGTTACGGACCAAATGCTTACCAACTATCTAGTTGGAACGGACTTCACGATAAAGGCGGATGGAGTTTTAATATCGTGTTCAGCACTAAGACTCAAAAGGTCTACGAAGTAGAAGTATGCGACTATACCAATAGTCGAGCCTATCGTATGATTGTTGAAAACAAGCGTGAAAAGCATCGTAAGGAAGCCTTATCTCGTAACATCAATCTAAACGAAGCATGGGACAATGTTGAGTATGTAGATTTGGAAGTTGATGACGACTTTATCCAAAAATGTTTAGCAATCAAAGAAGGTCGAGAATACAGTACAGATGTAAGCGTTCCGCTAGACTTGCCAGACGATTTGCTAATGTTTGCGTTCAAATGTGCCCATGCTGAGAACATGACATTTAACGATTGGATGAACAAGATGTTAAAAGCGTTCATTGATGAATGTAATCGCGATCCAGAAGGTGCAAAACAACGTGCTAAAGAATGGAAGGAAAAGGAACAATGCTAGACTGTTTGATAATAGGTGATAGTATCGCTGTAGGGACCCAAATGTTTAAAAAGGAATGTGCTATAATCGCCAAAGGCGGCATCAATAGCAAGCAGTGGCTAGATAAAAATGAAAGTAAAAGCCCCTACATAGCTAAGACAGTTATTATAAGTTTAGGCAGTAACGATCACAAGTATGTAAAAACTGAAGAAGAATTGCGTACTATTAGACAGCTTACCAAAGCTGATCGTGTATATTGGATACAGCCCGCTATCAAACCCGATATCCAAGAAATCGTTAAGAAGGTAGCCGCAGAATACGGTGATGTTGTATTGCCTATCAATCGTTTACAACCAGATGGAATCCACCCAAGTTGGGCTGGATATAAAGAAATAGCAAAGGAAACAGAATGAGTCTAGTACCAATTGTAGTAGAAAAATCCAGCAATGGTGAACGTGCCTATGACATTTATAGTAGGCTGTTGCGTGATCGCATTGTGTTCTTAAATGGACCTGTAGATGATATTAGTGCCAATTTAATCGTGGCTCAGCTATTGTTTTTAGAGTCAGAAGATGCAGATAAAGACATTAATTTCTATATTAACAGCCCAGGTGGTGTTATTACCAGTGGTATGAGTATCTATGACACAATGCAGTTTATCAAGCCAGATGTACGTACCTATGTCATGGGTCAGGCCTGTTCAATGGGCAGTTTCCTAGCACAAGCGGGTACTGCGGGCAAACGTTATATGCTACCCTATGCACGTCACATGATTCATCAGCCATCGGGCGGTGCTAGAGGTATGCAAAGTGATATCGAGATTCAGTACAAAGAGATCACTAAAATGAAACAGATCCTTACAGAATTGTATGTTAAGCACAATACCGCAGGCAAAACTTATGAAGATTTTGAACGTGATATGGATCGAGATACCTTTATGAGTGCCCAAGAAGCACTGGATTACGGTCTAATCGATGTGATCGTAGACCAACGTCCAACAGAATAAAAACTCTTGTTATTGCGCTAAATAGTAGGAATACAGCTACTATGGGGCGCAATAATGACAGATTTAACTACAGTTCTTCAGGTCGAAAACAACACACTCGTTACTCGTAACGATGTAACTATCTACGGTGTACTAAACGTAGGCAAAATAAACACTAATCAATTGGTTGCAAATCAGCAATACGATAGCCAATTTATTGAGTTTACTAATGATAATCCAACTGGTACAAATGTAGGAACAGGGTTGCTTTGGCCTCAAGCAGATATAAATGCTCAGTTTATCTACAATCAAAATCCAGGATTTTGGTCTACAGAAAGCATCGATCTAGCAGAAGGTAAATCATACTTTATCAATGGCGCTAGCGTAATAAACTCTACTGGATTGGGCGGTAGCGTTCTAAACAGTAGTCTAACATCAGTGGGAATTTTAGAAAGCCTAACTGTACATGGACCTGTTAATTTTAACAACGTGGTCCATTTTGATGCGGCTAATAATAAGCTAGGTATCAATATAGCAGAACCACATGGTATGCTAAGTGTCTATGATGCTATGAATGACGTTGAAGTTCTAGTTGGTGTAGACATTAATGCAAGGGGTCGCATTGGTACACACCATGCACGATCATTTGATATCATCACAGACGAGCTAGCTCGTATATCTGTAGAAGGCAACGGTGATATAACATTAGGTCAGCCAAATAATAGTAACACTAAGATTACAGCATTTGGTAACGTAGGTATCAATGTCAACAATCCTCGCGAACAATTAGAAGTAAGTGGCAACATTCGTTTTGCTAACAAACTAATGGCTACAGGAGATGCTCCTCCAACTAGCGGTGCATATACCATCGGCGATATAATCTATAACACCGAACCAAAACCAAATGGTTATGTAGGTTGGATCTGTACTGCAACAGGCAATCCAGGTACATGGTATCCATTCGGATTGATCGCTTCTGCTTAATCTACTAGTTAAATTCCCTCGATACCCAAAGTAAATATGTTTACTTATGGGAGCAACATCATGGATAAAACACTATCACACCACTTAACAGAACTTCAGGCAATCAACAAGCAAAGAAAATATTGGCTAGTATTGAGCATGTTCGTCTTGATCATCATTTCATACATCATATTCGATTGGACAAAAATAACTAAAGATCAATGGTACTTCTGGATTTTGATAAGTCTAGGTTTAACCATATCTGTTGTATGGTGGTACTGGACCATGCGAGTCGTTAGAATAATGTTACATCATAGATTAGAAGAAACCGAAATCCTACACGATTTGGTTTTGGATATCAAGGACATTAAGAAAAATGTCAAAGAGTACTTGACACCTAATAAATAACCATGTTATAATATCTATAACACACAGTTAGTCGTCTTACATGGCATTCATCCGACTTTAAATATTCTGCATGTCATCAAACTTGCTACTTTTTAAAAGGAGACTAGAGATGGCAAAATTCTACTCAACAAAAACTTACGGCAACGACAGAGGTCTGTCTTGCTGTTTTAGACAATGGCGTGCCACGCACAGCCACTGCTCAACATTACATGGATACTCAATTGGTATCAAACTAATCTTTGAATGCGATACACTAGACGAAAAGAACTGGTGTATGGACTTTGGTGGACTTAAAGAATTCAAAGCGTGGGCCGACTATATGTTTGATCACACACTAGTTATTGCAGAAGATGACCCACATTTGAAGTTCTTCCAACAAATGGCTAATATGGGAAATATCCCAAGTTCAGGTAGTGGCGACCAAGGTTTCGATAAACTAGAACCATATCAACGTGGTGCTTTATGTGATTTACGTATTGTACCCGGTGTAGGCTGTGAAATGTTTGCCAAACTTGCATACGACAAGATGGCTGAACTATTAGTGTCTGGTAATATGCGTTATCCAATTAATCCAACCGTTAGGATCAAATCAGTTGAAGTATTTGAACATGGTGCTAATTCGGCTACGTACGAAGGATAGATTTTACCAAAATGATTGACCTTTACCTGGCTGTATTGTATAATGTAGTATATGGTAAAAAAGGAGGCCCATTGTGGCTAGTAGATATCATTGGATTAAAACTATTGTAGAAGATGAAAACGGCGAGTTCGTTATAGATATTAAAGAAGCCTGTGACGAGCTTGGCTGGAAAGAGGGCGATGTTATCGAATGGATCGATAACAACGATGGCACTTGGACTATCAAAAAGAAAGATGACACATGCTCAAAAGAATCGGATTCGCCTGCAAGTGGATTGACGGACCCAGCCAAATAAACGGCATCAAACAAACCGATACTGCACGAAAATATAACACTGGTACAACTACAGTTCGTTGGTTAAATAATCAATCAAAGGACGTAGCGGAACAAAGATTATGGGACCTAATGGTAGGCAATATCGAAGCAGTTTACAGGTTAGTAGAACGTGTCAGTGAACTTGAGCCTAGCCTTAGGATGGTTCGGATTAGTAGTGACATTCTGCCTGTTTATACTCACGCTGACTTTGCTTACTATTGGCGTCAACCTAGTGTTATTTCATACTGCGAAACCCACCTTAAGAGAGTGGGCGATCTTGCTAGGGATCGCAATGTTCGGTTATCTATGCATCCAGGGCAGTTTACTGTCTTGGCAAGTGATAATCCAGGCATTGTCGAACGTTCAATTCAAGAGTTCGAATACCACACAGACCTCGCCCGCTGGATGGGATACGGACAAAAGTTCCAAGACTTCAAGATCAATGTTCACATCAGCGGAAGGCAAGGTCCGGAAGGTATTAGACGTGCCTTAACAAAATTGAGCCCAGAGGCTCGTAACTGTATTACTATCGAAAATGAAGAAAACTCATGGGGGTTAGATGACTGCCTTACTATTAGCGATATCGTTCCTATTGTGCTCGATATACACCATCATTGGATTCGCGAAGGGGAATATATCTCTCCGAGTGATGATCGCGTTAAGCGTGTTGTGGATAGCTGGCGCGGGGTGCGCCCTACTTGTCATTATTCAGTATCTCGTGAAGATATCCTTGTGGGGCATGACCAGTTTACCGCACCTATTTATGCCCAACTACTTTTAGAAGGTTACAAAAAGCAAAAATTACGTGCCCATAGTAACTTCTATTGGAATCGAGCTGTCAACGATTGGGCATTGACATTCCTTGATCAATTTGATATTATGTGCGAATCAAAAGGCAAAAACTTAGCCAGTCACGCATTATATAAATATCATACATGTACAGTTTCATAAGACAAATTACCGAAGGCAGAGTAGGCAAAACACTAGAGCGTGTTAAGTTATCCTACGATTTAAAAGACCTAAATCCCAGCATTAGTGAAGATACCATGGATTATCACTATGGTAAGCTATACAAAGCCTACTGCGATCGTTACAACAATGGTGAAGGTGATGCTGATTTCAATGAAGCAGGTGCATACCTTCATTCTATCTACTTTCCACAATTCCAATCTGCAACCGGTTCTAACAAACCAGACGGTGCTGTGCTTTCGTTAATCGAAGAGAATTACAAATCCTGGGATAAGTTCCAAGAAGCATTTGAAAAAGCCGCAATGGCTATCCAAGGTAGCGGATGGGTTTATCTAGCTAAAGACGGAGAAATTAAGACCATAAAAAACCACCAAATCAAGAAGGACATTGTAATCCTTATTGACTGGTGGGAACACTCATGGGCCCTTGATTATCAGGCAGACAAAAAAGCCTACCTAAAGAATCAATGGAAGATTATTGACTGGTCAATAATCAACGCAAGACTTACTTAGCTTTTGGTTTACGAGTAGTAGTCTTCTTAGCAGGCGCTGTTTTAGATGGCGCTTTTTTTGCGGCTTCTGCTTTTGGCTTACGTGGGGCACGTGGCTTTTTAGCAGGAGCGATAGACTCTACCATCGCTTGAGAAGCTTCTTCAACAACTGGTGTTGGAGTAGGTTCTACAGTTTCAACTTTGTATGGTACTGGCTCAGCGACTTCAGCAACTTTTGGTTTTCTGCTAAAGAATACTAACGCAACAATAATCACAAAAATAATACCGATAATGATTTCCATTTGGGAATCTCCTTTATATACAGCTTTTATTTACTATCAATAAGATTACAGATGGAAATTCTGGTTTTACAATTTGCTGATGTCATCGCCCAGACTAGCGGGCTTATTCCATATTACTTTCTTATCAACACCTTTCTTTTGAGCAAATTTTTTTGGATCGCATTTTTCACAACAATGGAAGTAGGCATTGCTTAACCTCTTGGGCTCCATCTTAGCCGCAGGTCTTTCGAATATTTCATTGCAGTTATCACATCTGAAAACAGCAATAGTTTTTAACCTCTTATACGTATGAGAGTTGCCTAATTTGCTTTCTCGTATATAGGCTGTTAAAACCTTAATTGTTTCTATGAACATAACTGTATTTACATTAGGATTATAAAAATAATTGGTAAATATTGGAAACACGCCTTAGAGGAAGATTTAGATGACCAATATTATCAAGCAGGTTATTAACGTAGGTAGCCAATCAAATGACGGTACTGGAGACAGTATACGTGACGCATTTACCAAAGTAAACACAAATTTTGACACGTTATACGCAGTCGCAGGTATCGGCAATGGACTATTGTTTACCAGCTTACAAGACGCACCAACAACACTACAAGCTCAGTCGCTTCTTGTTACAGATACTAGTGGATTAACTATCACACAAGTGGCCCTAGTTGGTTCAGACGGTATTCAACTTACTCTAAATTATTCAACTAGTCCGGCTACACTTACTGTTGCCAGTACTATAACTTCCCTAATAAGCGACCCTGCTCCAGAAATTCAATCAGGTGCTAACCTAAATGGTAACGGTACAGCTCGTGCTATAAATTTCGCAGATCCACAGCGAGATACAGATTTAGTTACCAAAGAGTGGGTCGAACAGAACTTCTTAAACAGAGATGCACTATATTCGTATGATACAGGCATCCCCCCAAATCAATCAACTTCTACAATAGTAGAAGGTAGTACTCTAAGACATAATATTGTATTACAACCATCTGTTGTTCAAACATCCACTAACGTTGGAAAGGTTATCAGTGTTTTCAATTCTAGCGGAACAACTGCTACCATCGACCTGGCTTATCAGGCATGGAAAGAAACACATCTAACACGCAAAGATTATGTCGATACCAAGATAAGTTTACAGGGTATCAGTACTATAGATTCGAACACAGGACAAGTAAATCCTGGATTTGGTCAGATGACAGGCGCACTACAACTGTTCCGAGATCCTAACGAAACAGATAGTCCGCTAACTGCGGCCACAAAGAATTATGTAGATTCTACAGGATTCCCAAGTCAAAGCAACTTCTTCGTAGCGTTAAACGGTAATGACAATAGAACAGATATTCCAATTTACAAACGCGGCCGTGCATGGGCATGGGCATTTAGATCTGTTAACAAGGCCGCACAAGCCGCCGAAGCATTCCAAAACACTAGTCAAATAGTTTTAGGACCTTATGTTAAAACTATCACTACAGATAACTTTACAAATCCTGTAAACATCATTCAGATAACATCTAGTAGTGTTCCTAATGGTGTTAAACTTGTAGTCAACTATGACGGCTCGGCTGGTACTGATCCATTTATCAATTCTAGTATCTATCCAGGTATATATTTAAAAGGTTGGGACACAGGTGCGACAGCAGAAATCGTAAACGTGGTCGATCAAGGTGGCGGTACAGAATACTATGAAGTTGTTCCAGTTGACTATGCATCGGGATTCAATACTTCGGTTAAGGCATTGGGCACTACAGGAACTGTAACTGTTAATCTATTGAATCAAAATCTAGTGTCTGTTCCGGACTTCTGGGTAGATTATACTTTTGTTCTTGACAATTCAGTAGGCGGTGGTCAGGGTACTATTATCGGTAGCGACATTTATTACGATGCTAACGGCAATGTTTTTGACAATATTATAGTTGAAGTAACAGTACCATTCGGACAATCTAACGTAGCTATTCCTAGCGGAAATTGGCACGTTTATGCAGGTGACTTTACTAATCCATCTAATAACTATGGTGGATTTGCAGTAGGGGAACAATTAAAATACGGTCAAGCATATAACAAGACCGAAGTTTCGATTCGTATTGAATCAGGCGAATATGATGAAGATTTGCCTATCAGATTATCAGATAACATATCAATAGTAGGCGATGAATTCCGCCGTAGTATGGTACGTCCAGGTCGCTGGCCTGATACACAACGTCCATTGCGTACAACTAGCCCCTATGCTAATTTGTATTTTAGACGTGATACGCAAGTTGACGGAATGATCATTGTCGAACTTAACACGTTGACTAACTATGCATCTGCGGCCGCAGTAACTCCAGATGGTGTTACTAATAATGCAAACACAGGTGTTGTTAACTTTACATTAAACACCGGTACTGCCCAAACAAGTTGGGTTAATAAAGTGTTCGTCGGAGCTGGTGGACAGGGTACTATTACATCAGCTAATGGTTCTGTGTTTACCGTTAATGTAGCAGAAAATGCTAGCGGGGTACAAGCACTAAATTCATCAACGACTATTAGCACCGGATCTTGGCAAATATATGCGCCTATCAACTTTGGATACCACTATCTAAAAGATCCAACCAAACCTATGAACTTGTTAGGATGGGAACCAGGTGGTGGTTTGAGCAACCCCGGTGGCTATAATAATGCAAGTGACATCTTATTAGCTAATAAACAATTCATTCAAGAAGAAACTATTCGATATCTAAATGCCAACGGTGGAGAGACACAATATGTTTATGATCAAGCAAAATGGAAACGTGATGTTACTTATTTTGTTGAAGGCCTAGCCTATGATTTACATGTAGGTGGAGTAAGCAGAACTATTAACCTGCCAGAATTTTACTTTACAGGTAATGATACCGGTGTACCTCAAAATGAACTTCAGTATTTAGAATCTGCAATTACATATATAGGTCAATTAGCTTCTCAGGTAATGACTAATTCAACCGGAACTGTTGCTAGATATCAATCAACAGTAACGCAAGTATTTTCTACGCTACCTCTTGAAACAGGATCTAGTTCTACAGTCATAGCCCTGTGTTCAACTATCAATACTATATTAGCGGGTACAAACCCTGCATACAATCCAGGTAAGTTTAATAATCAGTTAGATGTGTTCTTAATGAATGACGCTACTATGATTCGTTACTTAGCAGGTCAGGGACATGGCGGATTCATGAAGGTACTTGACCCTTATGGACAGATTAAAGCCAAGTCGCCATATACACAAACAGCATCGTCATTCTCAGAAAGCATAGGACGTCATCGTTTTGCAGGTGGATTCTTTGTTGACGGATTTACTGGTAACATGCAGTTAAATCCAACATCGTCTACTGCTGGTACCAATGCCAATGGAGATTATGTTTCTATTCCTGTACAAGGCTATGCACTTTCATTACGTAAACCATTAACTCCTTGTTTCTTTGTTTACAGTGGTATCCAGTATCAGATTGATTATATTTCTAATTGGAACCCATCAGCTGGTGTTAACAATGGTACCGCAGTACTTAATCTAGATCCTAACAAGGCAGGAGGAATAGAAAGTGTTTCACTAAGCGGAACTTTAAATACCTTCCTTCCAAATGCCAATATCCCTGTTACTATCAGTAACCCTACATCAGCAGGCGGTCTGCCAGCAACTGGATATGTAACTACCGATGGTAGTGGTACTATACAATCAATGACTATTACCTTTTCAGGTACTGGATATGTAAGATCAACTGATGTCGGTTATAATGCCAACACCATGTCCATTAACTATGTTATAGGACAAGCTACATTTAACGCAACAATCATCAGCGGATCTATCGTAGGATTAACAGTTAGCAATCCGGGTTCAGGTTATACAACCAGCACTCCAATTAATATCGCGGCACCATCCGGTGGCGTTGCGGCACGTGCTACTATTACCAGCGTCAACGGAACTGGCGGCATTACTGGAGTATCAATTATTTCTGGAGGTAGTGGATACCAAACAATTCCTGCTATTACATTCGGTAACAGTAATATTGTTTATTCTACAGTGATCAAGAAAGGTTTCATTGGCACATTACCGGCATTAATAGAAACTGTTACAGCTGGTAACAGAAGTATGTTGGCCAATGACTTTACACAGATCAACGATTATGCTTATGGTATTTTTGCTACCAACGGCGGATTTATTGAAAACGTTAGTATGTTCTCATACTATTGCTGGACTTCATACTATGCCCTAAACGGCGCTCAGTTAAGAACTATTACAGGTTCTAGTGCATATGGTACCTATGGATTGATCGCTGAAGGATCAGATCCAACAGAAATTCCATTAGCTGTTACAGAGCCAGACGAGTTCCAACAAATTGCTACGATTTATAACCAACCGCCGTATACAAATATCGCAGGCGGAGTTTTAGTTTACATACAATTACAAGGTGCAATTAGTTTTGTACCATACGATGAAAGCTTCATGGATGTTAACCTAAATGGTAACTTCCAAACTTATACTGTTAAGGGTGCTACATTTATTACTACAGCATCGGGTGGTTCGTATGTTTACTCACTGAATATCGATACCGCCGGTGGAGTGTCTGGCTTAACAACAGCGATTCCAGATCAAACTTCTGTGGTATTGCGTACAGGCCCGCAATTTAGAGTAAGCGGTATCAATGCGGCAACTATTACTCGTCCAAGTACTGTTTTAACTTTATTTGAAGATCCTACCAATGTGTATCGTGTTTTAGAATATACAGACTTAGGTAATGACGTTGCCCTAGCAGAAGCTGATCAAAATTACGATTACATAAATCTAAGCCCGTACACACAGGCCAACATCTATAGACAGGGTATTGTAAATCCAATTATTTCTAGTTCTGGTACTAACTATACAGGTTCTATTTCAACATTAACATTTGCAACACCAAGTCCATTTACCGTAACTGCGGCAGTTAATGGAACTCAAGGCACGGCGTCTTCCCCTGTATCATCATTCTTAATTGGTGGTACTGTGGGTGGTGCTATAATCCATCCGGGTATGAGCGTAAGTGGTACTGGCATTGTGTCAGGAACTTATGTAACTTTCTATTCATCTACAAGCAACTATGTTGCATTTAATCAATCACAGTATCTAACAGGCGGAACAACATTAACATTTACTGCTGTAACTGCTACAGGTTATGCAACTATCGCAAGCGGTCACGTAGCGGGTGTAGTTATTACAGATCCAGGTGTTGGTTATAATACTGCTCCTGCTGTAACAGCACAAACTCCTGCAGGTGGTACAAGTGCTAGTATTACAGTTAGCCTAGCAGGTGTAGTAGGCAGTAACTATTTCAAAGTTGTTGACGTTGGTGCTAAGAATTATTCACGTTTCCAATTATCGCAAGATATTAATAATAACAGTTACTACTATAGATTTGGCTACGAAGGCAAGATCTATAACATCACAGATTACGATCCACCAACTGCAACTACCCCATGGGGTGTGCTAACAGTACAAAGTTTCAGTACTGGTACAGGACTATTAACTGAGATCGATGCTCGTACAGCATTTGCTAGTGTGGGTGCTAATACCACAGGTAGCATTACTGTACGTATATCAACACTACGTGCTACATCACACGATATGGTTGACGTTGGTACAGGTGGTTATGCAACAACCAAGATTCCAAATGACTTGTACGGACCTCCACTAATTGCTCCTCAACAAAGTCACGAAGTTATTGAGAAATCAAGAGGTCGTGTTTACTATGTAACAACTGACCAAGATGGTAATTTCCGTGTTGGTAAGTATTTTGCCGTTGATCAAGGTCGAGGTACTGTTACCATTAATGCTCCAATCAGTTTAACTGGTGTTGCAGGTTTACAATTCAAGAAGGGTGTGTTAGTTAATGAGTTTTCTAGCGATGTTACAATGGCTGAAAACTCAAATCAAGCTGTTCCAACACAACAGGCTATTATCGGTTACCTAGATAGAAGATTAGGTACACAAGTTAGTGGTGCGTTGTTTAACGGAAGTGGCGCAACACTAGGCCCAGGATTCCTACCATTAACAGGTTCTAACGCAGGAGGTGGTTTACCTCAGATGAGTGGTTCGATCAATATGAATCAAAACACTCTGTATAATCTTCCTGTTCCAACACAACCAAGTTATGCTGTTAACAAATCATATGCCGATACTAAGATCAGTTTGTTAGGCATGAGTGAACAACAAAATAATGGTGGACAACTTGCAGGAGTTATGACTGGACCGTTGGTATTAGTTGGTAATCCAACAACAGCTACTTCGGTTCTATCACAAACAGCCAATGCATCAGCAACTATTCTTTATCTAAATACCAGCACACTATATCTAGGTATGCAATTGAATAGCACTTCTGTAGCCACTGGTACAGTTATCAGCTCTTTTGGACCAGGTTATATACAATTAAGTGCTCCATTGGTCAGCACTATAAATTCAGGTTCGACTCTAGTATTTGATCCTATACATCAAGCCGCAACTAAACAATATGTTGATGCAACTAGTCAGATTAGTCAACTACGTGACGTTACTTTAACATCACCAGCTAATCAAGACTTGTTGATGTTGACCACTGTACAGCAACCTGTTATACAGGCCAATGGTGGTCCATTATACAATACATCTACGATCGTAGTTAACGTATCTAATAATACAGCCAATCCAACCAATACAAGCATTGCTAGTAGTGGTGGTAGTGATGTTTCATTCACAAGAAGCGGAAACAGCTTGACTGTTAAACTTACTGGCGGTACTGTAGGTGGTGCTAATAATCCAATCACAGACTATCATGTAAACGGTTCTGCACAAATACAGCAAAGCAAGTTGTTAATGACTGTTGCCACTGCTAGTGCAAGTAGTCCTACAGGTACACAACAACAGATCCAGGCTAACTTAGGTCTAGCACAATTTAATAGTTCTCAGTTTGCATTAACAAATGGTTGGGTAACTCACGCCACTGCTTCGAGTATCAACAACGGTGTTCCATACAATGCATTACAATGGGTTCCAGGATCTACCACAGGCGGCTTGTTAGGTAGTGTTGCATTAGGTAATGCAGATGCGGCAGTAACAGCGTTAAGCTCATCAACTGTTCGTACATGGTTGAATGTGGGAAGTTTATCAGCAGGTGGTAACTTTACTGGTGCTGTAACATTCTCCGGAGGCGTTACAGTAAACACCAACAATATGGATGTACAATCTACGTTGTATACACATAACATTTACCCAGATGCAAGTAACACATATAGCATCGGTAGTGGCAGTGATGTTTATGCAAGTATGTATGCTACAACATTCTATGGTGCGTTTAATGGTAGTGGTGCAAATTTAAACAGTATACCAAATAGTGCGTTAAACAACAATTCAGTAACTGTTACTGCCGGCACAGGTATGAGCGGCGGCGGTAGTGTTGCACTAGGTAGCTCTGTTACATTAAGTAACGCAGGTGTTACATCGATCGCAGGGTCAACAAACGTTAGTGTAAGTGCGGCAACTGGTGGTGTAACAGTAAGTTTACCAGGTACCCTAAGCGTAAACATTTCGGGCAGTTCAGCATCTTGTTCAGGTAACGCGGCAACTGCAAGTGCTCCATCGGGTGGTGGATCATTTATTACAAGTAGCAATATCGGTAGCCAATCAGTTAACTATGCCACTTCTGCGGGATCTGCGGGATCTGCGGGATCTGCAAGTTCAGTACCTTGGAGCGGCATTACCGCTGTACCTAGTCTAGTATACAATAATGGCGGAACTTATAGTATTAGTATTTCAGGTAACGCGGCTACAGCTAACTATGCTGACTTGGCAGAAAAATACTTACCAGATGTGCAATATGCTCCAGGAACTGTTGTCATATTTGGCGGAGATAACGAAATCACACAAAGTACTATTGCAAATGATAGAAGAATAGCAGGTGTGATATCGACTCAACCAGGTCTGATGATGAACAGTCAATTAGAAAACGGACAATATGTAGCGTTACAAGGTCGTGTTCCGACACAGGTAGTAGGTACTATCAAGAAAGGTGACTTAATGGTAACCAGCGACATATCAGGAGTTGCAATGGCAAACAATGATCCTAAGATGGGAACTGTAATTGGTAAGGCCTTAGAAGATTACGATAGCACCGAAGTTGGTGTGATTGAAGTTGTTGTAGGACGAGTATAATATGGCGGCACCAGTTTGGGCTACCCAGGCAGGATTCCTGGGTACATTCACACAAGAAATTCAGTTCGTTGCAACTGGATCTACTATCACTTTGCAACTGCAAACTGTTTCGCCCGACGCTACATTCTCAATCATTAGCGGTTCTCTCCCTAGCGGTTTACATGTCTACCCAGGCAACGGTATCATCTATGGTACTCCGTTTTACACCAATCAAGTTGTAACAAGCAATTTTGTAGTACGTGCAACTAATTCCGACGGTGTTGCTGATAGAACATTTAGTATGGATATTGCAGGACCTACAGACCCAGTCTGGGTTACTAATTCAGGCCTACTACCTGTTGGACCAAATGGAGAGTTATACGCATTGAATCTAAGTCGCGTATACATCCAGCTAAATGCTACGACTCCTAAATTGCCAAATGGTCACTTAATGCGTTACTATCTTAAGAGTAATGCAGGTCAATTACCGCCAGGACTAACAATAAATCAACAGGGATTGATATCTGGTGTAGTTGATGATGTTCTTAGTTTAGATTACCTGGCTAACATTGACGGCGGGTATGATGAAGAATTTTATGACTCTGCTCCTTACGATCACGTTGTAATATTAAGAACTGAAAAGCAAGGCCGACCAGAAGCAATAGCTAAAATTTATGAATTTACTGTGGTCGCCACAGATGGTGTATCTAGCAGTCAACAACAATTTTTAATACGAGTAGAAGATCCAAACTCTCTTAGAGCAGATAACGTAGAGTTGAATGACAAGAGTGTTACTGTCATAGGAACTCTAGGCTCTAACACTCTACAAGTAACCAGCAACACTAGTACTACGATGCCTAGTCTTGGTTCTGCTATATTTGGGCCGCAGGATTCTACAGGTGCTCCGTTAGTCGTACAAGAAAATCCAGCAAGCTATGTTGAATCTATAAACTTTACTAATAAGACATTTACTATTAATTCAACATTGATTAGTGACTACAATGGCAGTTTGTTCTATAGAGCTCCTTTACTCAATGAAGGTATAGGAGAAAACACAGCATTATCCGGTGATAGCTCTGTATTCAAATCAGACATTGGATTCACTGTTGCCCCTGAATGGATTGATAGCAACGGTGTTGCATTACCGAAGGTTGCTAATTTAGGAACATTTAGATCTAACAACTATCAAATAATCCAATTAGAAACATACGATCCTAATCCTTATGGAGGGTCAGTAACCTACGATTGGTTGTCTCGTGTTTACAATCCTGAAATACTAATGGTCACAGATTCTGTGTTCAATGCCGCAGGTATACCAACAGCAAACCTATTTGGTCAATCTAATTTGTATGTCAAATCTGTATCTGCTGTACCTACTGTAGGTATGCAATTTAAATTAGATGGTTATGTAAATGGTGCCGACAATAAAATTTATACTATAGCAAGTGTAACAGCCTATGCTGGCGGTTATGCTCTCGGGCTAGGAGTTTATACAAAGTATATTGGTAATCTAGCAAACAACGCACAAACTCCTACTATAGGATACAATACTACATATAACTTACCTCCACAGATAACTGCAACCGCAAGCGGAGATGCAGGATCCACTGTATTATCTATTGTTAATATACTTGCCGTTACTGTAGGAATGACTGTAACTGGCCAAGGTATACAAAACTATTCAAAGATACTGAACATCAATTCAGTAACACGTACTGCTACACTAAGCGAACCGTTATTGTCAGATCTTATTAATGTAAAATTAACTTTTGGCCCTGGTCTAGGAGATCTATATCAGTATAGAAATACTATAAGCAATAGCGTACATTATGTCGTATGGACTGACAACGGTTGGGTTGATTACGAAGAAGATCCGGGATTAATTGCATCAGGTCCTGGTGTTATCAAACTTAGCACTAAAATTTTAGATACTACAAATATCTACACAGGTAGTAAAGCAATTCACCCTTCGGGATTGAAGTTAAATCCTGTGACAGCTGAATTGTACGGTGTACTACCATATCAACCTAGCTATAGCGAAACTTATAAATTTACCGTTCGTGTAACTAAACAAGACTATTCAACAGGCGATATAGTATACAAAGATCAAATGTTCCTATTGACATTACAGGGGCAAGTACAAACTCAAATAGAATTTATTTCTACAGGATCAGTTGGAGTTCTAGTACCAGGTCAACCCTCTGAATTACAAGTAGTTGCACAGCATACTGACAACAGCAATTTAAGCATCAACTATATACAAACAGGTGGCAAGTTACCGCAGGGAATCACGCTACAGCGAGACGGAACTTTAGTTGGCACAGTACCTTATGGAAATCTTACATCTATCGATGTTAATTCTATTGGGTTCAATAAATTTAGTCTAGATCAAGGATCTACTACATTTGATAAAGAATTTTCATTCAATGTAACTGCCAATGACGTATATCTGTTGTCTAGTGTGACCAAGACATTTAATGTAAAGATCAACGAATATACTCCTGTACTATACACAGGAATATATTTCAAACCATTGATGGCAGTATCCAGTCGTCAATATTTTAGAGATCTAGTACAAAATTATAATGTATTCAGTACAGACTTGTTGTATCGTCCAGAAGATCCTAACTTTGGTGTACAAAATTCTGTCAAGATGTATTTGGAATATGGGTTACAAGAACTTAATCTAGACTACTATATGCCGGCGTTGGTTAACTATTTTAAACGTAAGCGTTTTTACTTTGGAGAAATAACCAGTGCCATAGCACAAGATTCTCTAGGCAACGATGTATACGAAGTTGTTTATGTAAATGTCATAGACGATCAGATGAACGGTAATATCAATCCCGGTGCTAGTTTCTCTGAAAAGGTAGGAGGAGTAGTAACTACATTCTATCCAGACTCAACTGGTAATATGCAAACAGCATTAGAAAATATTTCCGTGAGCACTAATGCTAGCGGTGTCATAAGTGTTGATTCGACCTTTAGACCAAAATTCATGCAGTCTATACAAAGTTCAACAGGAACTCCGTTAGGCTTTGTTAAAGCAGTTATCCTGTGTTATGCACTTCCCGGTAAAGCATCAGAGATCATTTCACGAATTAATACTCTAAACTTTGACTTCAAACAACTAGATTTTGATGTTGATAGGATCTACATAGAGAAAAGTTTAACCACTACTTCAACAGCATATTTGCTGTTTGGTACTGGTGCAAGTTCTTCTGGTTTCAACTTGCAAACAGAGGATGGTATTTTGGATCCTGCAAGCCCAGAATACAATGCACAATACATACAATTTATCGCCGATCAGGACATCACTACAGAAGCAGGCGTAGTTATTACCATATAAATACTTCAAAGAGAATACGATGAGCACTATTACCAATTCAAGCAACTTAATTAATATAGCTTACCCTATAGCAGGTCAGGATAATGACTCGCAGGGTTTTAGAGACAATTTCAACAATATCCAAAGCGGTTTTCAAATCGCTTCAAATGAAATAGCAGATCTACAGGGAAAGGCGCTACTAATAAGTCCTTTGATCGGAACTACAGCAACAAATAACAATTACAATTATGGTGTGCTTGAAAATGTAGTATTGCAGGGCGAAGGGGTACAGAGTGTTAATAACACACTAACACCGGTAGGTGGTCACGTAACTATCGACTACACGAAAGGGTCATATCAGAAATATGCTTTAAGTTCTGCTACAATATTCTCAATTAGCTGGCCTAATAATAGCTTGAATGTCTTGAATCAAATGACATTAGCGTTATCTAACGCAAGTACACAATCCAGCGTAAGTGCAACTTTTACTCCACCTAGTGGCGGAAGCGTTAAGGTTGATAGCAGTTATGGATTAACATTGCCCTTGACTGTATCGCAGGCCGCACCTAGCGTAGTGATTTATGAAATACATACAACAGATGGCGGATTTACCAGCTACCTAAGATTTGTTGGAGGTCCATACCTATAATGTTTCATCCATTACTTGAAGATCTAACAAAATTAAAAGATCAAGACTTAGAAAATAAAATAGCCGATCTCAATAAAAAATATCATGCGGCATTGAGATTTGGGCAAGGATCAGCCGCACATCAAATTACGTTGATACTAGATAGTATACAAGCAGAGAAACAGCGTAGACAATTTGAGGCCGCTCAAAAGAATAAAGAGCAGACTCAACAATTCAACAACCTAATTAAAATAAGTTAAATAAAATCATGTCATCAACCTTATCAAACTATCTTAGTACTAATCCAATCGATGTTAATTTTCCTGTATCAGGAGTTGATAACGATGTTCAAGGATTCAGAACCAACTACCAACATATCGTAGGTGGTCTAGATCTACTAAGCACTGAAATCACAAATTTGCAAAGCTCTGCGACAGTTTTCAACCAACAGCTATCTAGTGTGTTGTCATACAGAACAGTATTTCCACTTAGTCAACTTGGTTCTGTTGGGGATATGCAAGGCACTATCGTATCTACTGTTACCAATAATATCGCTACAATCTATATTTGTACAGCAAATTATACAGATGGTACACAGCCAATTTGGATACAATTTACAGCCACAAATATTGTATTCTAATACAAAACATAGTATAATGTGAGTATGAAGCTCACAGAAAACAGCGAAGTAATTTTAAATGAACAGGATATATTCGAAGGTTTATATTCTGGTAAAATTACGAGTTTGGAAAACCTAAATATAGACAATCCAGAACTGATCGCACAATTCAATCAAGCTCGTACAGCCAACGCAGATCCTATCCCAAATCTTCAACAATTTGTTCCTAGCACATTGTCTCAGGCCGAATTTGACAAGGCTAACCAAGATCAATGGTTTATGCCCAAAGAATACCAAACATATGATATAGTAGATTACTTGTATTGTCAATGTCGCACAATAGAGCAAAAAGAACGAGTTAAGGACGAATTAAGGCTTTTTGCCCAGCATAATATGATCATGCTCTTGAAATACCTTAAATACTTGGTCGACACAATGCGTTCTAACGACATAGTGTGGGGAGTGGGCCGGGGATCTAGCGTAGCCAGTTATTGCTTGTATCTTTTAGGAGTCCACAAAATAGATAGTATTAAATACAATCTAGACATAAATGAATTTTTAAAGGAGTCCTAAAATGGGCAAGTACAGAACAATGCAAGGCAAAGAAGTAGACATGGACAAGCTAATGCTTAAAAATGAAATGATGCCAGCAGTAGGAAATGTTAGAATGAATGCTCGCGGAGATGAACTAGGCCCAGGTGGCAAGGTAGTCAAGACCCGTGAAGAAATCATGGCAGAAAAATACAAAAATCAAAACAGAAATTAAGAGGTAATAGTGTTTAATAAATCAGGGTCTATCACAAAGATAAGCGGAACTTTCAAACCGTTACACGATAAAGTATTTGTCACAGACATGGAGTTTGGTGATGAAGTTACTCAAAGCGGAATCGTACTGAGAAGCGATAACGGCAAGAGCGAAGGTATCCATCCTCGCTGGGGTCGTGTTTGGGCAGTTGGTCCAAAACAGAAAGATGTCAAAGTAGGTGAATGGCTCTTGATCGAACACAGTCGTTGGACCCGCACTATCAATTATGAAGAAGCAGATGGTACTATCGTTCCAATTCGAATGGTTGAGCTAAATGCTATCATCCTAGTATCGGATGAAAAGCCAGAGAATAGCGTAATGCGCAGTACTGTAGTTGGTGCTGGTTCAAACGTAAACTTTAACATCCCAGGCGCTTAACAAATCAGTTAACCCGATAAAAAGATGCCTTTTTGGGCATCTTTTTTATTGACTATTATAAGTATTATTGTTACAATAGTAACACGCTTGTTAATCCTAGTCCATGGTGTGACCGGGTACAAGAACTTTAAACAAGGAGAACTCAAATGAGCCATACAATCGGCGTAGACAATTCTGGTGTTATTACCAGCCTTTTAGTAAAAGATCATCCAGAATGGATGTGGTACAGAGAAGCCATACAAAACGCTCTCGAAGCAACCAAAACTTACATTTCCCAAAAAAACATAGAATCCGCAGACATAAAGGTGCGTAAACTTCACCTTAAAGGTCTAATTGAGCAGGATGGGTTTGATACCTTTAAGAATAAACTATCCGTTCTTAATCTTGGAGGCATGTCTGCCACTGAGTTAGTTAAAGCACTAAAACTTGGAGGTAGCGGTAAAACGGCCAGCCTCAACGCTAACTACGGGGTTGGTATTAAAACTTCAGTCCTTAACTGGAGTGATTTGCTAATCATCACCTATAAAAGCGGTATCGGGCATTTTGCCTGGTTAGGCAAAGAATACACTAATGGAATTGATTTCAATATTGTAGCGTATTCTGATGACGGACAAGGATCGCCTATTGAAGAATGTACTGCCTGGGTTAAAACAAATGCCGAAGATCGCGGGTACAATCTAAATCAAGACTTTACCGAAGTTGTTATCCTTGGACAAGAAGTAAACCAAGATACTTACCTTAACACGTTTGGTTTTGGACCGGATGGCGAGGAGCGTAAAAAAGTTAACGCTAGTCACATTAAAGAAAATCTATGTAAGCGTTATTTTAGGTTACCTGAAAACATCAGGATTAAAATAGACCCAAGTGCTAACAACGAAACAGGTGATAAGGGTTCTACGGTTAACTTTATGACCTTCTTAGAGGCATTCGAAAAAGCACAAGCAAATCCTAAAATTACAATGATGGGCGGCGAAGCCCCTCAGCATGAAACTGTAGAGACGGAAGAAGGTATTAAAATACATTACTTTTGGGATGGCCCTTGCGGAGAAGCATACTCATCTCCTAAACTACCTTCAACCGAACAGTACCTTCAATCTTGGAGTTGGCCAGTAGCGTTTAGTGGATTTGTATGGCGTGATGAGATTTATGACCCCCAAGTTAATACTCACCGAAAGTGGAAAACAGTAGCCTTTAGACTTGGTATCCAAGACAACTTTAGTTATTTTAGGATCTTTGTAGAAATGCCAGATCGTGCTGTGACCACAGACAAATATCGTGTCGACCTCCACAACGGCGTTTCTAAACTGGATTTCGACAGTGACGAAAATCTCTATATGATTATGGCAAATATGCCAGAATGGTATAAGGAAAAAACTAAAGAAACAAAGAAGGATCTAAAAACAGATCTCGACGAGGCTCTGCGGGATATGTTTGCTAAGTACATGGATCTTGATCGACCATTAATTGGCAAGCCATCTCAAAATCAAGGACCAGTTGCTAAACGAAGCCAAGGGCAAACTCCAAGCCAACCGTCTAAGCCTAAAGGCGGAAAAGGTTCTGTACAGAAAAACTTTAAGAATCCGCAGTTCAATCAACCCGATGTTCCTGCTATTAGAGAAGCAACTGACGAAGAAATTAAACAATGGCAGATTAAAGATAATTTTGGATATCTAATTGAAAAAGGTGGAGATAACGGTCGAGACCTTTTAATCTACAATCCAAACTATAAGAGAATTGAAAAAATCGCAAGTTTGTCTGTTTCTAAAATGCCCGATCCGGAACTTTATTTTGAAGTGGCAAAAGAACAAGCTAAAGAACATCTAATCTTAAATTCTGCTCTTTGGGTTATGATTTGTCGTCATCAAATTGCCGCAGACAAAATGACACTAGATGAGTTTGGTGTTAGCACTAGTAGTGACTTTTTAGATACTTACATTTTTGCCCGCGAGCTTCAAGTATCTGAAGATGTTGGCAGAGAGATTAAATCTCAGTGGAAACGAGATCAAAAAATAATCGACGGTGATACAGTTGATGTGACAAACATGTCGGCTTTAGAAAGAAGGTTAGTCACATCTGGTGGCAAACTTCCGTCTAATTTATTTACAGAATAATTAGTGGGCATTGCGCCCACTAATTTAAATCAAAGCCTACAAGGAAAACAACAATGAATAAAAAAGAAAATCCCGGACGCAAACGCATATTAGATATCTTAAAAGATTTAAACAAAGATCCAGCAGACAACACTCTACAAGTGTTTGGCAATGCACACGGTCTATATAATGAAATCATGCAATCTATTAAATTTGAAACAGATATCAATCAAGTAAAAGAAACAGTCGAGTACTATGTTGACATTATTTGTAATAATATGCCAGACGGTGCGGCTACCACAATATTAAAAGAAATTTACGGTATTGAAGAAAAATAAAATAGGGGCTTGACAGGCCCTATTTTATTCTGTATAATGTTAGCATGATCTTCAACAAAATAAAACAATTAAAAGCAGAAGGTAAAAGAATTGGTATAACTTTTAGCCAATTTGATATGTTACATGCAGGCCATATAGCCATGCTAAGTGAAGTTAGAAACCATTGCGATTATTTGATTGCAGGATTGCAAAATAATGCACAATGGGATCGCCCAGAAAAAAATGCACCTATTCAAAGTATTGTTGAACGACAGATACAATTAAGTGCTGTTCGATATGTGGACGAAATTGTTGTTTACAATACCGAAAAAGACTTAGAAGACATATTGCTAACTCTACCAATTGATGTTAGAATATTAGGTGTAGAGTATAAAGAAAAAGCGTTCACAGGTAAAGCTATCTGTGAACAGCGTGGAATTGAAATTATCTACAACGGACGTGACCACAGTTTTAGTTCAAGCAGTCTACGCAAACGTGTGGTGGAGGCCGAAAGGGAGAAAGAGAATAATGGAAAAATGTAAAACATGTGGAAACGAGATATCACCGGATTGCAACTGGCGTCAAGGTCGGTGTCCCCATCGTACACCGTTAATGAACGATATTATATTAGATGATTACAAGGCAAGATTTTATAATTTACTCAATTGGTTTAGGAGAAAATAATGGCAGGAAAAGGAAGTAGACGGAGACCAACTAAGGTTCCTTTGGATGTAGTTGATAAGAATTTTGAAACCATCTTCGGAAAGAAAGAACCACGTAAACAATGGGTTCCTCCCCCATTAGTATTAAAACCAGAACCTAAAAAACAAGGCATTACATTTAACAAGGAAACAAAAGATGCAAGTGAGAGCTAATCCAGAAGGTAAAATTGGCACATGCGGTTGCGGTCGTTCACCTACAGGTGACTGTATCGGCTGGCATGGACTTAACGAAACTCAATTAAAAGCCGCCCAGGACAAGTGGGATTTAGATCAATACGCAAAACAAGCACAAGATATTTGGAGTGATAGTTGTACTACCCCAAGGACTAATAATGATTGAATTATGGACTGAAAAATATCGCCCTAAAACTGTAGACGGTTATGTGTTTGCGGACGAGAATCAACGTAGACAAGTTAAAACTTGGATCAAAGACAAATCAATCCCGCATCTACTGTTAAGCGGAAGTCCGGGCATTGGCAAGACTACCCTTGCTAAAATCATCTTAAATGAAATTGGCATCGAAGCATACGACATTTTAGAAATCAATGCCAGTCGAGATAACGGTGTTGACTTCCTTAAGACTAAGATCCTTAGTTTTGCGCAGATGATTCCTTTCGGTCCATTTAAAGTCATCTTGTTAGATGAGGCAGACTACTTGTCAATAAACGCACAGGCAGTATTGCGGGGCGCTATGGAAGAATACGCTGATACAGCACGTTTTATCCTAACCTGTAATCACAAACAAAAGATTATGGAAGCTATTCGTAGTCGTTGCCAGCACTTCCATATTGAAAAAACAGATCAAGTAGAATATACTGCACGTGTGGCTACTATTCTTGTTAATGAGAATGTTGAATTTGATCTTGATACATTAGATACCTTTGTTAAGATCGCTTATCCAGACCTGCGGAAGTGTATCAATCTAGTTTCACAGAACGTCTATGAAGGCAAATTAACATTGCCTAGCGCAAGTACCAGCACAGGTGACGGTGACTATAAAGTAGAAATGGTTACTTTGTTCAAGAAAGGTGCTATCCAAGAAGCACGTAAATTGTTGTGTGCAAGAGCTCGTCCAGAAGAGATGGGAGAGATCTATCGTTGGATGTATGATAACATCGAATTGTTTGGTAAGACAGATGAACAGAAAGATTCTGCTATTATCATTATCAAGCAAGGATTGTTAGATAATGATCTTATCGCTGATCCAGAAATCAATTTGTCAGCAACAATGGTTAAACTTGCACGTTTGCAATGATCAAGTATGTACCAGTTCCTATAACAGAGCATGATGCTTTGTTAGGAAAAGACTTTAGCAAGAACTTTGAACTTGAGATGAAGGAGTATTATGCTCCGTTTATCAAGAAAGGTCGCAAGATACAACTGGCTAAAGAAACATGGGAGTATGGTGTTGCTGACAGTATACCGGGCGCAGATTGGTTAGGTAGTGGTAACAACGTAGTAGATGTTAAGGCCCCTGCATTGGATATGGATGTTAAGGGCCTTAGCTGTGCTAAACTAGGTAAAGAATCTACCGAAGCCAGTTTCTTACAGAATCTAGCCAAAGGCGCAGATGGCTATAGTACTGCTTGGGCAAATAAAGACTGGGCTACATTGAAAACTATTTTTGTAGATCCGTTAGAAGCCAAACACGTAGGTACAAACAATCTCCATCTGCTAGTTATTGTTCGAACTAAAAATGACCTGGGTGTGCATTATGGACTTCTAAAGGCTGTTCCTAATCCTCTAGATCAACCTAAATTCCTTGCAGAAATGAAGCAACATGCCGGCCGTTCTGTTAGTATCCCTATGATAGATGAAGAGTTTGGACGTACATATATTTGCATCAGCAAACGTAGATTAGAAATTAGAATCGATACAGCAGGAATGGCTCCATTCCTAAAGTTTTCACATTATTCCAAATGATTTTGGATAAATCAGTATTTGACATTACTAAATACTGATGCTATACTATTAGCACAGTAAGAGATTGAGCCTTTGGGCTCAATATAAAAACTCTTAATTATTGTTAGTAAACTTTTAAGGAGGTTGAAATGACCACAGTACTTAGATCTATCTCTCGCGAATCTTCAACAGATTTTGCCGACCCAGAAGCTTTATATCAAGCTGAACTTTTAAAACAAACAGAACACGTAGACCGTCTCAAATCTGAGATGGAAAATATCTACGATTTAACTGCCAACTTTGCATCCGACCTTGATGGGTCAAAAGGACTTGCAGTATTCGGACCACCGGGTGTTGGTAAAACAAAAATGGTGACTCAAGCCCTTATCGATGCTCATGCTAGTGTCGAATATCATAAAGGCGCTGATATGAGTGCGGCTGGCTTGTACGGACTCCTTTGGTTTAATCGAAAACCAAATCGTGTATTGGTATTAGACGACGTAGACTTAAACAAAGGTGGACAAGATAGTAAGGCAATTATTGCATTACTTAAAAGTGCTACCGAAATGACGTTTAGACCCCGAGAAATATCTTGGATCAAAGCGTCACCTAATGCGCAGATGCGTGAACACAATATTCCTTCAAAGTTTGAATACTGGGGTAATATTATTTGGATTACAAATGATCGTCCAGAAGATCTATTAAAAAAGCAATCCACAGCAAAACATTTTTCTGCACTTGTCGGTGAAGGCGGCCGATTTACTCCAGCAATACTTGATTGGAATAAAAAAGACAAATATCTTTGGACAAAATATCTAATCGAAGAACAAGATATGCTTGGCAAAAACTGCGAAAGTAGGAAAGACGGGTATGATGAAGAAATTATTAGAGACGTGTTAGGATTCTTTAAAAAATATTATCCTAACTTAGTCGGCATTACTCCCCGATATGCTACAAAAGTTGCTCATAATAGATATCGCTTCCCTGATAAATGGGAAAAAATGAGTTTACTTGCCAATTCTATTGAGGTAGAACATGTTCAAAAGTAATCTACCAGACTGGTTTGACCCTAGTCGACAACACTATCCTATCCGCCCAGATAATGTTTCTCGAGGAAAAGAAAAAGCTCCACAAATAGCAGAGACAGTAAAGCAATTACACCAAGTCCCAGATGGTCCTTATTCTGAATGGAAAACTGGTCGTCCATCGATGGACAGAACTAATTTAGGGAACAATATTAAAGATATTGAAAAACATAGAACTATCTGTAGGGATGCAACTTTAAAATCTTTAACGGATCCTACTGTCCTAGAAAACCGTGCTAAGGGGTATGATAAAAAAGGTAATACATGTCAGGGGCCGGATGGCACTATATATTCAACTACAGCAAAAGCTAGAGATACTACTGGAATTAATGTCCATACGTTACGAAGCTGGTGTAAAAAAGAATTAAATGGATGGAAATATATTAAAAAGGAAAACAAATAATGGATAATAACGAAGACATGTTTCCCGAAGTTCCAAAAGGTAGTCGTGTTAAAAAAATATTGGAAATATTAAATCAAGACACTACTGAGTTATACGAGCATCCTGTATATAAAGAAGGGTTTGTAGACGGACAGCGAGAAGCAGAAGAAAGATCTAAAGAAACAATAAAATATCTTACTAGTTTAATTAGATAATTAAAAACCGCACATTCCACGATTGCAGGTCGGGTTGAATGTGCGGTTTGGTGTTTGTTAGTGTATGGGTGAATTACTCGTCGTCGAGCTCCTTATAGATTGATAATACTTCTTTGACCACTGGGTGACGTTCAATGTCTTTAGTCTCAAACCTTACCATCGCAATCATACGATAATCACCTCCTTGGCCGTATAATTCGCAAAATTGTAGCAAGCCGTTCTCTCTAGGACGGTCCGCTTGAGCTAAGTCTCCAGTTACCACCATTCTGCTACCCTCGCCTAAACGAGTCAATAACATCTTCATCTGACTAGGTGTAGCATTTTGCATTTCATCTGCAACGATAAAAGCGTTCTTAAATGTACGACCACGCATGTATGCAAGCGGTGATATTTCGATTACTCCTTCTTCTAGCATTTCTGCTATTTGTTTCGTGTGATAATACTCTTGAAAAACATCCATAATTGGCTTAGTCCAAGGTTCCATCTTCTGGTTTAGTGTACCAGGTAGAAATCCGTGTTCTTCGTCAACACTTACAGCTGGCCTTGTAATAACAATTTTATCAATCACCCCCTCTTTGAATAGTTTGATGGCCATTTGTACACCCAACATGGTTTTGCCCGTGCCCGCAGGCCCGATTGCAAAAGTAATGTATTTCTTGGGATTTTTTAGCAGTTCAATATACTTTTCCTGATTCAAAGACCTAGGAATTATGTTTACCTGCTGATGCTTTTTAAAGTACTGCTTTAATTCGATTAAGTTATTTTGACTTTCGTCAGGGCGAGTGTTAGTTCGCTGTTTTTGCTTAAATCTAGACAAATCTTACCTCCTGTGTAAGGACGACCTGCAACAATATTTACACCGATTCTTAAAAACAGTATTGAAACGGCTATTTTTAGAATCGCATAAATATTATCATACAAGAGAACCCTTATGCATGACATCGTCGATATAATCAAGAACATTGAAACTCTAACAGTAAATGACAGCTCATTTAAGATCCTTAAGGATTTTGAACGTGTTATGGACGAGTTAGATATGTATGTTTACAAGAATTGGGAAGAAGGTGAACTATTGGCAGGTCCTATAGTTAGCCGTTATCATGTTGAATGTAAATTCATGTGGCCCTATGAAGAAATGCCAGACCCAGTCGGCGGAGAACGCCTACTAGATTATGGATGCAAGATAACCTATGCTAAGGAAAAGATTCTAGTACCACGCAAGGTACGCAAGCCAGACGATTTCCGTCCTGGAACAAAGAAAGGCAAAATTGATGCGCACCCAATTTGGGTAGTTAGCATTAGTATGCCTAAAAAATTAATGCAAGACATATTCCAAGGATATGAACGCAATCTACATGATCAGATGGCTGATCATATGATGCCAACTGAGGATACAGGTTTATCAGCAGGCAATGCCGCTCAAGGTATGCCTAACCCGGCACCAGCAGAAGCAGATATGCCAGACGCAACAGCAGGAGCAGGAAATGCACCACCAGCCGCTTAATGAAGGACTTCGCAGAGGCGATTTAAAGGATTCAATCGATCCAGTGTTTACTGTTGATCAGTTCAAGAGTAAAATGGGTGCGGATCAGGACATCATCGTTATGCGTTTCCGTTGTGCTGAAAAAATGCCAGCTACTGACTTGATGGAATTTATTGAGAAAGGTTATGCCTACGTACTAGATGCAGATATTAGCCAGGGTGAAGAAAAGGATGGCAAATATAGTGTATTTGTCGAACTAGAACGCACACAACATGCGGCTGGACAGATGAAAGAAATCTTAGAAGGCATTGGCCAGTTATGTGATAACACCAATTGGAAGTTTCGCTATCATAGAGACTATCATAGCATAGATTTTAGCGAAGACGCTATCACCGAATCTGTTCCATTAACTCCCGAAGATTATCAAGTTCGTTTAACTGAGATACAAAGTCCAGATGTAAATGCAGAAGTTAACGAATTCTTTGATCAGGGAGCATTGGATAATGTCAGCGTTGATGAAAATAACACTATTACATTTGACAAAGCCTACACAGGATCTATAACAGCACAGTTAGAAGAAATCGGCGATTACAATTCTTTAAAAGAAAGTCTGCAGGGCGGTATAGCATTAGATGATCAAAGTCGTAGCCAAACTGTATGGTTAAACAAATACTTAGGCAATTATGATATCAATAAAATTGCAGACAAATTCCTAATCAGAAAAGGTAACAAAGCAGTTATTCTATCAAAAGGATCTTGGTAATGTGGTTTCTAAATTTTATTCCAGACGGCTGGTTACAAATTGTTGTCCATGCTACTGTAGCATTAGGTATTGCACTATGGCTTATTAGTAAATTAGCTCGTCATATTCCCACGATGGGCGAATATTCGATAGCATTAAAAGTCGTAGGTACAGTTCTTTTCATAGTTGGAATATATTTCGAAGGCGGTTACACAACAGATATGAGTTGGCGAGCTAAAGAATCAGCGTTGAAAGAACAGATTGCTATTCTAGAACAAAAAAGCGATAACGCAAATACAAAAATACAATATAAAGTAGTTACACAGATTAAAACAATTCACGATACCAAAATTGTAGTTCACGAAAAAATAAAAGAAGTATCAACTAAAATTGATGCAGACTGCAAAGTAGATCCAGAAGCTATTCAGATCTTAAATCAGGCTTCTCAGAATCCAAATGCGCAGGTTGTAGTTACTGGGATAAAGGCTAACAAATGAAAAAAATATTAGTTCTATTATCGTTCGTGTTACTAGCAGGCTGTAACAGTCTGGCTCCGCTTACACAGAAGACATTTCCTAATGTGCCAGATGAGCTTAAAGTTGCATGTCCAGATCTAGGACAAATCAATCCAGACACTACAAAATTAAGTGAAGTAATTGGAGTTGTAACAGACAATTATAGTCAATATCACGAATGTCGAGTCAAAGTCGATGCGTGGATTGAATGGTATAACAATCAAGCTACGCTTTACAACAGCGTAAAATAACACTATTAAAGGAGCGAAAATGGCAGGAAAAAACGATAATTGGATGCAGACCTTATGGCGTCCGATGATGGGTTGGATGTATATGCTAATCTGTTTACTAGATATGGCTGTATTCCCAGTTCTATGGGCATTATGGCAAGGTTACAATCATGTACCTATTACACAATGGAATCCTTTAACACTACAAGGTGCTGGTTTATTCCACATCGCGATGGGTGCTGTATTAGGTATTAGTGCGTTTGGTCGTACACAAGAAAAATTAGCAGGCACAGCGGCTAACCCAACTGCAACAGAAAGCATTAGCGTCAATACACAAAACATGACTGGTAACGTTGCTGGCGGTTTTGGTAGCAACCAAGGTGGTATGGGAGGCGGCATGGGCGGGGGCTTCGGTGGAAGCTCAAGCGGTTTTGGAGGAGCATCAAGTGGCGGATTCGGTTCATCATCAAGCGGGGCTTCAGCATTTGGCGCACCTGCGTCAGGAGGATTCGGTTCCTCAACCGGTGGTTTTGGTTCAACAACACCATCTACAAGCGGCTTTGGAAGCACACCTAGTGCAACTCCAGCGGCAGGCGCATTTCCAACACCACCAGCACCAGGCGGTGGATCCAAAATAGCACCACCAGCATTTCCTCCAATCTAATAATCAAAGATTGACACCCGTAGGCAACATGTAGTATAATTACTATATTACAGTTGCCTATTATTACGATGGACTATTACAAAACACTAGGCGTCCAAAGGGGCGCAACAGATTCAGAAATCAAAAAGGCTTATCGCAGTCTAGCGATGAAGCACCACCCTGACCGCGGTGGCGATCCGAAAGTTTTCCAGGATATACAAGCCGCATACGATACACTAAGCGATCCGGGAAAGCGACAAGAGTACGATAATCCACAACCACAAATGCACGGCGATCCGTTCGCAGGGGGAGGAGTTCCTCCGGGGTTCGAAGACGTATTTAGGTTCTTCGGAGGTGGTGGGGATTTTGGACCGTTCTTTAGAGCCAGCAGGCCCCAGAATAGAAGCGTACAACTACAGGCTTCTGTTACGCTCGAAGATGCGTTCCACGGTAAAGAACTAGTAGTCAATGTACGTTTGCCTAGCGGACGTGAACAAATGATCAACGTTAAAATCCCCGCTGGCGTACATGACGGTGTTAATTTACGCCTAGCAGGAATGGGAGATGACAGTATGCAACATGCTCCCAGAGGAGATGTTATCGTACATATAACTATAATTCCGCACACTAAGTTTACACGTCAGGGCGATGATCTTGTACAAGAAGTAACCATCGATGCCATTGAAGCTATGCTAGGCAAGGATATTACTATCGATACTATAGATGGAAAACAGTTTACAGGTAATATTCCAGCTGGAACACAGCCTGATTCGATTTTAGGCATCGGCGGTTTGGGCATGCCTAATATGAATAATACACGTGCTCGCGGACGTATGCTACTTAAAATTAAAGTAGAAGTTCCTGTCCTGAGTCCAAAACAACAAGAGATATTAAAATCAATATGGATATAATTAAATTTCCAGACACTATACTGCGAGAGCAGATGCCTGATTTCGACTTTGCCAATCCCCAACAAGACCCTGTACAATTAGAACAAGAGATGTTACAATTTATGTATGCTAGAGATGGCATAGGGTTAGCGGCTAATCAAGTTGGGATACGTGCTAGGGTGTTTGTAATGGGACACAAAGACAATCCAGACGAAGGTATGGCTTTCTTTAATCCTGTAGTACTAGCGAATACAGAGGAAATAGACGACCTAGAAGAAGGCTGTTTGAGTTTTCCAGGTATTTTTGTTAATATTAAAAGACCCAAAGCAATAAAAGCTCGTTGGCAAAATTCTAAAGGTGAATTTGTAGAAGGCGAGTTTAGAGGTTATGAATGTAAATGTTTTCTGCACGAATTAGACCATTTAGAGGGTGTTGTTTTTAAAGATAGAGTAAGTACTTTAAAGTGGGCAATGAGTGTTAAGAAATCCAAAAAGGAAAGGAAATGATGTTGGAACCAAGTCAAGACTTAGAAAAAATCTTCGAAAGAAGTGTTAAAATCGCGGCCAATCACAACCACGAGTATATAACCATTGAGCATTTCCTTTACAGCGTCCTATTGGACGATAAAATTGAAAAAATGCTTACAGACTTTGGAACAGAAGTCGATGAGCTAAAAGCCAATGTTGTAAAATTCATAGATGAAGAATTGAAAGACATTGCAGTTCCAGAACTCAAACATAAACCAAAGAAAACTAACTCAATGGAACGTATGCTTAATCGTGCGTTCACGCAGGTATTGTTTAATGCTCGCACAGTTATTGAACCTTTAGATTGTTTGTTGGCCATATTCCAAGAAAAGAAAAGTCATGCGGCGTTTTTCTTAAAGCAGGCCAAGATCGATAAAGAAAAGTTTGTTGAGTTTATTAACAACGAGGCATTGTTGACTGAAGAAGATAGCACACCTGCAGATGCAAAAGCCGCTCACTTAGAGCGTGTATTAGTTCAATTCTGTACCAATCTCAATAACAAAGTCAAACAAAAGAAAATCGATCCTGTTATCGGACGTGAATCCGAACTAGAAGAAATTCAATTGGTGCTTGCTCGCCGTACAAAAGCTAACGTAATGTTGATTGGTGATCCAGGTGTTGGTAAGACAGCGATCGCCGAAGGACTTGCACGTAATATTGTAGAAGGCAAAGTACCTAAATTTATTGCAGAATCTACTGTTTATAATCTAGATATTAGTGCTATGCTTGCTGGTAGCAAATATCGCGGTGACTTTGAAGAACGATTAAAAATGGTTCTTACTGCTTTAGAAAAGAAAAAGAATTCTATTCTGTTCATCGACGAAGCTCATATGATGAGTGGTGCCGGTGCAGTTAGTGGCGGTGCTAATGACATGAGCAATATGCTTAAACCCGCACTACAGCGTGGTACATTAAAAGTCATTGCGTCAACTACCTGGGAAGAATTCCGTAAGCACTTCGAAAAGGATCGTGCGTTAATGCGCCGTTTCCAACGTGTTACAGTTGATGAGCCTTCAGAAGCAGTAGCTATCAAGATTATGAAGGGTCTTAAAAAGTATTACGAAAAACACCACGGTGTTAAGATCACTAACCAAGCTATCATCGATTCAGTTAAGTATTCTACAAAATATATTACTGATCGTAAACTGCCAGACAAAGCGATTGACTTAATTGATTGTGCATCAGCACGTTTTAAAGTCAGAGACGAAGAAGGTGGAGTTGTCGATCATGACGAAATCATGTTTGAAGTAGCTAAGATCGCCAACTTGCCAGTAGAACAAGTGGCCGCAAAAGAAAACAAGAATCTAAAAGATCTCGATAAAAACATGCGAACCAAAGTATACGGTCAGGACAAAGCTATAGATATTCTATTAGATAAGATCTTTATAGCACAAGCAGGACTTAAAGCTATCAATAAACCAGTAGGTAGTTTCTTATTCGTAGGTCCAACAGGTTGTGGCAAGACTGAAACAGCCAAGGCCCTTGCATCTAGCCTAAGCGTAGAACTTATACGTTTTGATATGAGTGAATTCCAAGAGAAGCACTCTGTTGCCAAGTTTATCGGTGCTCCTCCGGGATATGTTGGGTTTGACGACAATGCAGGTCAGCTTATTACCAAGTTGCAAGAACATCCAAATGGTGTTTTATTGCTAGACGAGGTTGAAAAAGCACACCCTGATGTTCTTACAGTACTGCTACAGTTAATGGATAACGGATTTGTTACAGGATCTAATGGTAAGAAAGCAGATGCACGTCAAGCTATCTTGATCATGACCAGTAACTTAGGGGCTAGCGATGCAGAAAAGAACGCTGTAGGATTTGGTGCATTAGAAAAGGATGGAGATCCTAAAGATGCAATTAACAGTTTCTTTGCTCCTGAGTTCCGCAATCGTTTAGATGGTATTATTAAATTTGGTAAACTTGAACATATTACTATGGTACGTATTATTAAGAAGTTTGTTGACGAACTTAATGCGTTACTTAAAGATAAGAACGTGCATGTTAGACCCGATACAGATGCTGTTGAATGGTTGGTTAAGAAAGGATTTGATCGCAAGATGGGGGCCAGACCCTTACAGCGTATCATCGATGATTCTATTAAGAAGCCATTAAGTAAAGAAATACTGTTTGGTCGATTAGTAAATGGCGGAGTCGTAGAACTAACAATCAAAGATAATGCTATTGATTTTAACTATATCGACATACTACCAGTAACTCCTACTGTAGAAAATGACACAGAAAATCAAACTGAAGCCAACTGATCGGCTGTATCATAACAAATACCCCTACAAAATTGACTTCAATCTAGTAGGGGCATCATTAATAAGAAACAAAGGATTAGACTGGGCTAAAGAATTTACTGAAAATCAAAGTATTAAGTTACCTTTTTGGTTACAAAATAATGATAAAGTAGATCGACCTGCGCTTAAACTGTTCCTTAATGTTATGGAACCATACTTGTTAAAGGCAGAAGCGTTTCAAACTCGTACAGAAGGTGATTTTTTTACATATTATTCTAAAGATCTTACTGAAATTGAAACATTGGCCAATGAACTTGTATGGTGCTGTACAGATGCATGGGGTCCACAGGATTCAGCAGAATTAGACTTTTTAATAGATAACAAGCGCAAACGCCTGTGTGACAACATCCCGTATAACAAGTACAAATTTAAGGTTATCTTAAAATCTAATATCCCTATTACTACTAGAGAACAGTTTCTAGACTGGGCTGATAACTATACAGAAGATGATATTAAAATCAGCAAAGGTACTAGCAGATGGTTATCTAGTCAGCGTAACTACTGTCAGTTGCCGTTTTTCTACATTGCAGATAGCAAAATGCTGACTTTTACTAGTATTTTCCTGTCAAATAGCATAAGTGTCATACACGAATACATTCCTCGACATACTGTTATTTGAATAAATAACGGGTCAGAGGAATCTTTATGCCTGCTATAAGTAAATCACTTCAATTTGATCTAACCACACTTGGTGTTACAACACAGACCCAAGTGTCTATCACAATGCCCCAAATCTATCAGGGCAAACCTACGTTTAACCAAACGTTGACATTTACTAGTAATCCCGAACCAGGGGCGGGCTATTATGGAATTCCTGCAGGGTTGCATACTGTAACCTACACAATCGGTGGTGCTTTCCAAGGTGAATGTACTATACAGGCTACATTAGCAACTAGCCCCACAGATGGGGATTGGTTTGATGTTTATCAAACATCGGTATCATTTGATGGTACAGAAACAACCGGATCAACTGGGTTAGGAAGTACTAGTCGTACTGTGCCTACTGCTACACGATATGTAACATTCGTGGGTAATTTTACCTACGTTAGAGGCAAAGTCGACATCAATCAAGGTACTATGCTCGGAATAAGGTATAATTTTTAATATGAAACTCTACGAATTTTTTGGTCATCAGAATTTAGACTTTTACAAAGGTAGCGATGTAGAAGAAGAAAAGAACGAAAAGAAAAAAGAACACAATACTCACATGATCGACGATTTGTTTTGGTTCATAGTCGACCACGATAAACTACACAAAGAACATTTCTTTAAAAAAGCAGACCATATAAAGGAAAAGTTTGGAAAAGATGAAGGACACGATCCTAAGATTTGGGAAGAAATGGTTAAACAAGGTTGTGTAGAGTTTTTCCATCATCACAAGATGAAGGGCGATATCAAAGAGCTATTCGACAAAGAAATGCGAGATGAACTATGCCAACGTCTAGTCGATCATTATCATAAAGATATAGTCGACAACAATTATAAGTTGTAAGGATAGTCGATGTTTCTAAACGAAATATTCAAACGCAAACTCACAGAAGGTGGTAACTTATCTAGCCACGACATTACAGGAAAGCCTACTGTTGGTTATACACAAGGTGTTCCCGGCACTCACGTTGCAGAAAAAATAGATGCAAAAAATCGTTCAGCAATGGTGCCTGTAGTTAAACAACTATTGGTTGACATTAACAATACATTTGCCAGACAATATGGTAGACACATTTGGAGCCCCGAGCTAATAGAAAAAGAAGTACACACATTTATTAGCGGTAGCAGTAAATGGTTCATGTTCTTGCGTCAACCAAATCCATCTTTTGATCCACGCCAACCAGAATCAGAAAATAATCCAAAAGAAATTGGCATCACAGATGAACAATTCAGACGTGTTAAAAAGAAAGTAGGCGATATTGATACTCAAATAGATCGCAGACTAGAACCACAACTAACTGAATTCATACAGAAGAACAATGGCAAGAATATAGGAAGTGCTACACTAATAGGATACAAAAAAGGATCTGACCAATGGCTAGCACATTGGAGAATACATGAGCCTCCTATTACTCTACAAGTTGATTTAGAATTCAGTGACTATACTACAGATGCTAGAGGTTTTGAAATTCCCACAGAATGGGCGCAAGTTAGCCACGGTAGTCAAATAGAAGATCTAGAAAATGAAATTAAAGGTGTGTTCAGACAATGGTTATATCGTTCTTTAGCAAAGGTTCCTCCATCGACTAAAGAAAAGGATGATGGAACTACTAACACACAGGAAAAATATATTGCCAAGGTAACAGGAGCAGGAAAAAATAAAGCCATGCGAGTGTTCGGCGGCGATGACGGTAAAGAACAAGTTACAGATTTTGATAATCCTCCTCCGCCATACCATGATGCTAATTTTAGTTTTGCGGTAGCAAGCGTAGGTGGTGGTGGCGTTCGTGCAAAATATCGCGAACCTAACGAAGATGAAAATGTCCCTAAAGAGATTAATGGTGTACCTGTTTTAGTTCCTCTAAAGCCAGACGAAAGCGAATATATTAAAGACATGAGTCAGCAGTTCGAACAGTTCTTTGGAGTTCTTCCAACTGGCAACGAACAAAGAATGATGCATAGTCTAGTTGGTACTGTGTCTCTAATGCAAGATCACATGGATGAAGCACAGCATCAAGTTGCTGTTAAAGAGTTTATTAATCTATGCTTTGGCAAGGCCGCACAAATGATCGAAGCAGACGATCCTACTTCTGATTTTAAAATTAAAATCATTGCCATTGATTATCTATTAGATAACTTAGGCATGAAGCAAATGCGTCCTCAGGTCTTAGAAATGGCCAAACAGTATGAGCAAGCATATCACGCCAAGAAGGGCGGCGATCAATTAAATGAAGCAGAAGAACCAGCAGTTAAAGCACAGTTACGCAAAGGTATGCCACATCTGCATGATCTTAAATCAGCAGACTTCTTAGATCTTTTAGACGAGATACATGATGGCAATGGCAATTTTAAACTACAGAACATTCCTTTAAACGTCAAGGTAGACGGCTTTGGTGGTCGTTTTGGTAAGAATGCCGAAGGCAAGCCTTTCATGGGTACCAGTCGTACTGAGCCAAGATATGAACCAGGATTCGTAGCGTATCATGAAAAGAAAGGTACAACTGATCCGGAGATATTAGGTCGCGCTAAAACTTTTGATGATCTGTTTGAAGAAATGATGAAGGCTATCAAATTAGTCGATAGTAAATTAGGTCCTGACTTTTTAGTTGACAAACAGGTTACATGCGAAGTACTATTCCTGCCATTTGCTACAGAAACTCCAGAAGGCAAATTAAAGTTTGTAGGCATACACTACGACAAATTACCTAAGGGTGTACAGTTAGCCCTAGTACCATTCCATATTGTACAGGCCAAGACAGGCGAACCCCTACCAGATGGCGACAAGTATATTGACAAATTGTTAAGTGTAGGACAATCTGGTAGCGTCATGTTTATTAATAACAGGCTTACACAAAATGAAGCACTGGATGTAACCGCATTAGTTCCTCCGCTAGAAAACATAGAACAAATGAAGGCTATGCTAGCCAGCAAGAAACGTGACCAGGCCGCTGAGGTTAAAGCCGCACTTGAACCAGTTAAAATAGCATTAGAAAAAGCAATCATCGAAGATCCTAATATTGTTGGCAAAGAAATGTTAGGTAAGGACTACGAAGGTATTGTCATCAATAGTCGACTAGGTCCTATCAAAGTAACTAGCCAAGAGCAACGCGATGTTATCTCGGCTAAAAATGCGGCCAAGGCATCGGCTAGAACAGAACGTCCAAGAGGCGAAAATAAGACAGCAGTTGTTGCCATCGGATCATTTGTCGGACATATAGGTCACGAACAACTATTCGATTACACAATAAAGAAAGCACAACAAGTAGGTGGTGATCCTTATTTGTTTATCGGCAATGCAGAGGGTAAGAAGGATCCTATTCCTGTAGCCGACAAAGTTAAAACTTGGCATATGATGTATCCGCAATATGCTAATAACATTAGTACTGTTACTCACGAAGGTGGTACACTATTACAAAAGATTAAACACGAACTAATCAACCCACTGCCTGGTAAACCTCCACGTTATGATAATATCATTATCATGGTAGGCGAAGATCAAGCAGGGCTTACTATGCCGCAGGCCTTAATGAAGGCTGTGAATAAGTTCCCAGGTTACGAACATGTTAAAGTACATTTAGAAGTTACGCCCCGCGGAACTGGTATGAGCTTTACAAAATTGCGCGACATCCTAAAGGATCCAAACGCAACTCCAGAACAACAATTAAAAGTTTGGTGCCAGGGATTTGATGTTAAAAAGTTAGGTGTTAAATGGATCGCACATCTAATGGCATTAACAAAACATGGTATGGGCATAGCAGACAAACAACCAGAACCGGTAGGAGAACGTATGTTACCTAAAAAGGCATTTGCAGGATCAAATAAAAATAAACTCGGTACAGCAGGGCAAGCACGTGGAGAACCTGGAAAGAGTCAAAAGGCTCCTTTGAAAGGTCTAATGGTAGGTGAAGAGAATGTTGAAGAAGAAAAAATTAAAGGTGTAGATGGTAAGGCATGCTGGAAGGGTAAACGCTATGCAGGCCGAGTGAAAAAAGCAGATGGTACTTATAAGGATAAATGCATTCCTATAAGTGAAGAAGTTGAAAGCATAATGAGCAGTTTGATCAGCTTGTTAGAACATAAGAAATGAAACAGTTTAAAATCACTTCAGAACACTTAAATACAGATAGCGCAGATGATTGCTATCTAGATCCCAAAGATCCTGTGAATGAATTAAAAGTTGTACAGTATCTAGCAGGACTAGGATCAGAAGCCAGACTGCAAGAATACAGAGTAAAAACAGCAGAAGATACAGGCGGCAGTAATATAACAAAAACTGCCAACGAAAATGCCCGTATTATGCGTGAACAAAATATTAAACCAGGCACACCAGAATGGTTTAAACTATGGTTTAGTAGACCATTTATGACAGGTGAGACAAAAGAGTGAAGATTAGAGATTTATTAATCGAACGAAAGCAAGAGGTACACCGCGATCAACAGAGTACTATTCCTAGTATGAGTAGTGTTGGTGTTCCTCCGTTACCTATGGGTCCTACTAATTTCTATCACAAATATCGCCTGGGTGTTATGATGGCAGGGTCCCCAGATGACGTATTTGATTACCCGACCACTGGACAATTTGTTGATGATATGGTTATGGTAGGTTATAGCGAAGCAGATCGAGAAATCATTGCAAAATCTATTACAAAATTTGGATATGATCCAAAAAAACTAAGCCCGGATGGTAGTGCAGAACCAGAAGGTACAAATACAGTTAGTCCGGTGAGTAACTGGAACAAATAAGAGAGAGTTATGAGAGCAAAAGAATTTATACACGAGGCCGCAAATAAAATGCAACAAGATGCGATCAACAGTCTTCCTAGTTCCCAACGTTGGGATGCTTTGGACAACTCTAGTCCATATCACGCATATCGCTTTGGTGTTGCTCTTGCAGGCATGCCAGACTATCCAATGAACTTAGAAGGACCAGTTGGACAAAAAACTATAACAGTTGGTTACACAGAAGCTGATGATGAAATCATTTCCGCAACAGGTAAACATTTGGGATTCCAAGGTATTGTATTAACACCACGTGGTAGCAAAGAATTAGCCGATACCCAAATAAAAAGCCCTGTAGCAAATTGGCAACAGAACGATGCCGAAAAAGCTAAAGTTGCAAAAAAGAAATAAAGATGTTATAATGACATTATGAAAAAGATACCAAAAATTTATTTAGATATGGACGGAGTACTAGCAGACTTTTTTACAGAGTATGCTAAACTTGCCGGTATTACTAGCGGCAACTATAGAGATATTCCTCCCGCCAAAACAGATCCTACCCTAAACAAAATGGTAGGTACAGATTTCTTTGCGCGATTACCAGAATGCCGTAATGCTCAACAAGTAGTCGAGATGGCATTAGAGTTTGCCAAGTCCCATGGTGCTAGCGGTTACTGTATTTGTTCTAGTCCACTTCGTGGAGATCATAAGAATTCCGAAGTCCAAAAGAAGATATGGATTAAGAAGCATTTAAGACCTCAACCAGTTGAAATAGTTATTGCGTCTGATAAGTCAAAGTATGCAAGACAAGCAGATGGCACACCTAACATCTTAATCGATGACAGAGGTAGCAACATCAGCGGATGGGAAGCGGCTGGCGGTATTGGAATCAAATATCAAGCAGATGAGGATAGTCTAAAAACTATCGTCAAAGGTCTTAGCCGTGCTAACAAAATACTAAGTGGCGGCGAGAGAGAACCTGAAGATCAAGCAGACGACACACCGGCACCTAAAAAATCTCCATACTATGATTTAACAGGTATTGCACCCGGTCATCCAACTAGTGCGGCAGATGTTGCTGAAAATATCGGTGGTGCTACGACTGGCTCGGGCGCAGTAGGTAGTGGAGGAGGACCTGCTGTAGTTGTAGGTGGAAAAGGTAAGGGCAAAAGAGCCAAGGTAATTAGACGAGCTAGTCTAGTAGTTTAAGGAAAGAATATGATTAATGAACACAAAAAAGGCGTTAAAGCTATGAAGTACACTACAAAGCCACGCAACTTTGTCGCTAAGAATATGACAACTAGCGGTGCAGGTGCTCATAAAGATAAAAAGAAAGCCGCTAAACAAGGTGAAACAAAGCATAAGAAAAAAGAAGTTGTAGAAACTACTGATCGCAAATTAGCTCTTATGCTAGAACTATCATTAATGGAAGCAAAGATTAGCGAATTAAAACAGTCAACAAAAGATTCATATAAAGAAAAAGCCACTGCACAAGTAAAAGAATTAGAACCACATGCCAAGAAAGGTGAGTATAAAGATATCGCCCAACGTGCTATTGATAGGCGTAAGAAAGGCCTAAAGCGTGTAGAGGAAGTCACAGGTGACCCCAAGTTTGACAAAATGCTTAAAGGTGTAACTGGTAAAAAAGCAGTAGCTAAACAACGAAAAGCAGATTCTCAACAACAAGCACGTCACGCTATAGACAGTATGTTTGGCGGAGGTAATCCTGCTGATAAACTCAGTATACGAAAGAAAGGTGTGGCGGAAGTAGCAAGTGCGGCCGCTGTACGTGGCGCTATAGCTATCAGTAAACGAGAGTCTGGAAAATATACCAAAGATGGTAAGAGAAAGAAAAATGAAGGATGGACGCATGATAGTCTAGCCGCAGAATTATTTGAAACACCATCCTATGAAAACCGTCTACGTGAAATGCTAGAAGGTAAAATAGAATTCATGGAAGGTGGCACAGAAGAACGTGTTACTATGGCATCCAAAAAGCCAGGCAGTCATCAGCATTTAAATGATTCCGATCAAGGCAATATCGATGATATGGGATTAGCATCAGTACACCCAAGTGAAAAAGGTGACGAAGATGAATACGGTATGGAAGGCGAATATCTAAGAAATGAACTACATACCATTATGCGAGTATGTAAGCATCTAGAACACGCATTAGATGATGATGAGGATTTACCAACTTGGGTTATTGACAAAATGAGCCAGGCCAAGGGCATGATCGTTTCCGTAATGGATTATCTCATTAGCGAAAAAGAAGAAACTTTGGACAAAAAAAGCGGCAAAGAAGATCACATGATGAAGTAATCAATACTTGACTTTGCTATCCGGTCTCCTGTATAATTAACAATACAGGAGATTTTTTTATGAGCAAAGTATTCGGAGCACCAGAGCAGGCAAAAATCAAGCAACTAATTTCAGAAGGTGTAACAGTACTTCAAGAAATTGAAGATTTGAATGAAGGCTTGAGCGATACAATTAAAGCTGTCGCAGAAGAACTAGAAGTAAAACCTAGTATTATTAAAAAAGCGATCAAGATCGCACAAAAGGGCGATTGGGAACGTGTATTCACAGAGTTTGACGACTTAGAAACAATCGTCGATATCAGTGGACATGCTATTCGACAAAGCGATTATGATTCAGAAAATCCAAACCGCAGTACCGATAATGGTTGACAATTTTTTAAAACCCACATTTGATTGGATCCGAGATGATTACTCTAGTAATAAGTTTCGTTTTTGTATTGAGTTGCTGGCTTGGGCTATCAGCATTGGCTGTAGCATTACAATGGCGTTCACTGTACCCAACCCTCCGCTTCTTGTTTTGTATCCCGTTTGGATTTCTGGTTGCGCTATGTACGCTTGGGCTTCTTATACTAGGAAATCATTTGGGATGCTGGCTAACTACATCTTGCTTGTAAGCATTGATAGTGTAGGCCTAATTAGAATGCTGTTGAAATAAGGAAACTTGTGTTTAAATATTTTAATGGTCCTGGGGTTTTTATTGATAAACTAACAGACGAACAACTGTTGCCTATAGAGCAAGAAATATGTTCTATACAAAATGATTTTTCTAAAGCAACACCGTTTAACAAAAATCTAGCAGGTAACATTAAAAAAGAATATCAGTTGTTTAGTAGTTTTAAATATTTAGAATCTTTAGTATCGCCGTATTGTATCGAATACCAAAAAGAATTTAATTATCCTGGGGCAGAAATACCATTGTTTTTAAACGGAGCATGGGTTAATTTTCAAACAGCAGGAGAATTTAATCCTATACACGACCACGTAGGTGTTTTTAGTTTTGTAATATGGCACAAGATTCCGTATTTAATAAAAGACGAAATAGACAACAGTCCAGGAAAAGATTCTAACTATAACGTAAGTGGCAATTTTACTTTTTATTACACAGATACATTGGGCGATATAAAAGCATATAATATTCCGGCCGATCAATCGATGGAAAATAGTATAATGGTATTTCCATCTAAACTGAAGCACAGCGTTCATCCTTTTTATAGTTCAGATGAATATAGAATCAGTGTCGCTGGAAATTTTAGTGTCAAATTACCTAGTATAAAATAAAATGCAATACGGTGTACAGTTATTCGATAATGTTGGTGCTATAAACGCACAACTGACTCCCCAACAACTTGAACCTGTTTGGGATGAAATAAAAGAAATACAATCGGATTGGAGTACTGCTAGTCCTGCAAATAAAGTGTTAGCAGGCAATATAGAACATGAATATAATTTAACCAAGTGCCATAAACACGTAGAAGAATTATTATTGCCTTTGGTATATGAATACGATCAAAAGTTTAAATTACTAGATGATTTTCATATAACAAGAACACAACCGGATATAGCACTTGCTAGTCTATGGGTTAATTTTCAAAAGAAACATGAATTTAATCCATTGCACTATCATGATGGCTTATTAAGTTTCGTAATATGGATGGATAGTCCGTTTGATATTCGAGATGAAATGTCCAGACCTAGCAGTCTTAAGTCTAACGCTAACATACCGGGTCATTTTAGTTTAACCTATATTAATTCCGTAGGTAAATTAGGAATAGTAAATCTTCCAGTTGATCGATCATGGAATGGCAGGATGTTGTTGTTTCAATCTAAGATGCATCATTGTGTATATCCATTTTATACCAGCGACGAGTATCGAATATCTGTCAGTGGCAATTTTATATTTGACATTTGATCAGTTAGAGTAAATAATAGTGAGTAAGGCAAAGCGAGCCATAAGTCGCTAAGAAGAAGGTTAGCCGGCCATAAGCGGTAGGAGAAAACAATGAGTTATGTAGATGCGATCTGGGATCGCGACAAAGATATCGTACGTGTTGTAGAACGAGATCCAAAAAAGGGCAGAATCTTTATCGATTATCCCGCCCGTTATCAATTTTATTATCCAGACCATAAAGGAAAGTACACATCCATTTATGGCGAATCTTTAAGCAAGGTAACAACCAAAAGCTTCAAAGACTTTATCAAAGAACAAAAAATCCACAGCAGTCGCAAACTTTATGAAAGCGATATCAACGCTGTATTCCGTGTACTAGAAGAAAAATACTTAGGTGTTGATGCACCTAAACTACATACTGCCTTTTTCGATATTGAGGTAGACTTCGATCCAGAACGTGGCTATGCAAGTCCAGAGGACGCATTCATGCCAATTACTGCGATTGCTGTTTACCTGCAATGGATGGAAACAATGGTCTGTTTGGCTATACCTCCAAAGACATTGACTATGGCACAAGCACAAGAACAAGTCAAAGAATTTCCTAATACGCACTTGTTTGAAACAGAAGCAGAAATGTTAGATACATTTTTAAACTTGATCGAAGATGCAGACATATTAAGTGGTTGGAACTCGGAAGGTTTTGATATTCCTTATACAGTTAACCGTGTTACTAAAGTGCTCAGCAAAGAAGATACAAGACGCTTCTGTCTATGGGATCAATTCCCAAAGAAGAGAGAATATGAAAAATACGGAAAGAGTGCAGTCACTTATGATCTTGTGGGCAGAGTACACCTCGACTCATTGGAACTATATAGAAAATACACATATGAAGAACGCCACACATACAGACTTGATGCTATTGGCGAAATGGAAATCGGAGAGAACAAAACAGTTTATGAAGGAACTCTCGACCAGCTCTACAATAACGATTTCAGAAAGTTTATAGAATATAACAGACAAGACTGTGCATTGTTGGACAAACTAGATAAGAAATTAAAATTCTTAGATCTAGCAAACACACTTGCCCATGAAAATACAGTATTACTACAAACAACAATGGGTGCTGTAGCTGTAACTGAGCAGGCTATTATCAATGAAGCTCATCATAGAGGACTCATTGTTCCTAGTCGCCCAAAACGTGATGACACAGAAAACAATCAGGCCGCAGGTGCTTATGTTGCATTTCCTAAAAAAGGATTACATGATTGGATTGGATCAATGGACATTAACTCACTGTATCCATCTGTGATTCGAGCATTAAACATGGGTCCAGAAACTATCATAGGACAGCTACGCCCAACTAAAACTGACGAATATATCGAAGAACAAATGACCTTAAACAAAAAGTCGTTTGCCGCGGCATGGGAAGATAAGTTTGGTACGTTTGAATATGAAGCAGTAATGTCCCAAGATCGTGCGTTTGAAATCACTGTTGATTGGGAAAGTGGCGGTAGCGATACTATGAGTGCCGCTGAAGTTTATAGGATCATCTATGAAAGTAATCAACCATGGATGTTAAGTGCAAATGGTACAATCTTTACGCATGAGTCAGATGGTGTTATCCCTGGCTTGTTAGCCCGTTGGTACAAAGAGCGTAAAGACATGCAAAAGAAACTAAAGGAAGCCATCGATGCTGGTAACAAAATTGAAGAAGAGTATTGGGATAAGCGGCAACTTGTTAAAAAGATTAACCTCAACAGTCTCTATGGTGCTATTCTTAATGCTGGTTGCCGTTTCTTTGATAAGCGTATTGGTCAATCAACCACTCTTACTGGACGTCAAATCGCCCGTCATATGGCTAGTAAGATAAATGAAGTAATTACAGGCGAGTATGACTATAAAGGTAAGAGCATTATCTATGGTGATACAGACTCTGCTTACTTTAGCGCATACAATACCTTAAAGACTGAGATCGCCAAAGGACAAATTCCTTGGGATAAAGATACTGTCGTTCAACTGTATGACACTATTTCAGATACTGTCAACGCAACATTCCCAGACTTTATGCTAAATGCTTTCCACTGTCCTAAATCACGTGGAGATGTTATCAAAGCAGGTCGTGAAATCGTTGCTATCAAAGGCTTATTCATTACCAAGAAGCGTTATGCGGTTCTGTATTATGATAAGGACGGTAAGAGACAAGACGTTGGCGATAAGCCAGGTAAGATTAAAGCTATGGGTTTAGACTTGAAGCGTTCAGATACTCCAGAATTTATGCAAAAGTTCTTGGAAGAAATTCTAACAAACGTGCTTAATGGTGCAGAAGAAAAAGATATCCTAGACCGCATTATGGAATTCCGCACCGAGTTTAAAGCCAGGCCGGGTTGGGAGAAAGGTAGTCCAAAACGTGCTAACAATATTACCGACTATCAAGAACGTGAAAGAAAGACTGGAAAGATTACCATTCCAGGACATGTACGTGCTAGTATGAATTGGAATACCTTAAAGACCATGCACGGTGACAAATACAGCCAACAGATTGTTGACGGTATGAAAGTTATTGTTTGTAAGGTAAAAGATAATCCATTAGGGTACACAAGTATTGCGTATCCAGTTGATGAATTGCGGTTGCCCAAATGGTTCCAAGAACTACCATTTGATCATGCAGAAATGGAAACTACTATTATCAATAACAAGTTAGAAAATCTCATTGGTGTGTTGGAGTGGGATTTGGCATCAACAGTACAAAACAACACATTTGGCAAATTGTTCTCATTTGATTGATTGACAAATCTTCAAAATCTAAATATAATATAAGAAAGGAATTTAACATGAAAGCTATACTACAAGACATCGTTTCACATACACACAATCTAGGATTTTTAGAGATTGTGAAAATCACTGGTGACGAAAAAACAGTTAAGATTAACTCAATGGCAGATGACCGTACAGTCATTATGTCGGCTGAAACTGCCGGACCTTATCCAGATATCCAAGGTATATTTGGTATGCCACAGTTAAACAAATTAAAGATTCATTTAGACTGCCCAGAATACAAAGAAGATGCAAAGATTGAAGTTGTTAAGGGTCAACGTAACGGAGTAGATATTCCAGTAGGTTTACATTTTGAAAACAAAGCAGGTGACTTTAAAAACGACTATCGCTTTATGAATATGGATGTTATTAACGCCAAGTTAACTATTCCAAAGTTTAACGGTGCTACATGGGGTGTTACTATTAGCCCAACAGTATCAGCAATACAGCGTTTCAACTTTCAAGCAACTGCTAATAATGAGCATACAGAATTCACAGTCAAACTAGACGGTGATAAATTGAAATTCTCGTTTGGTGACTTGTCAACACACGCTGGCGAATTTGTTTTTGCAGATGGTGTTACTGGAAAACTTAGAACACAATTAAGCTGGCCTGTTGCACAGTTACAAAGCATCTTAAAGATTGCCGATGTAAACAACACAACTATAAGTTTTAGTGATGACGGTGCTCTAAAAGTTACATTAGACAGCGGCTTGGCAACATACGAATATATTTTACCAGCACGAAACTAATATGATAAAAGGTTTACAGGGATCCCAAGGTGTTATAGTTGATGGCGGTAACATGTCGTTGCCGTACATCAATCCGAACGATAGTAATAGCTTTCAAGGTCTGATGAGAATCAGAGGTACCGATATCCAATATTATGACAATGGTGTTTGGAACCTGTTACCTTCAAGCTATGCAACCATAAGGCTTGACGGATCGGCTGATAATCTGTTACAATGGGTAAGACAAAAGCAACAGGAAGAAGCCGAGTTTAAAACTATTCTCAGTAATCATGATCATCCTGCTATACAGATTGCACGTGAAAACCTAAATAAAGCTATTGCCGCAGTAAAACAAGCAGAATTACAATTAAAAATAACAACTAAACTTGCCGAAGATACTTATGTAGGCAATGAAGCAGAGGAATTACAGGCACCATGAATCCACCAGTAAATTTAACACCACTACAGAAAGACTATGCTGTCTATTTGCCAGCTATCAGTACTTTCTTTTCAACATACATTAGTAAACAGCGGTTTGATAAGTTTGTTCCGGACAACCGCATTCCGGCAGGCTTTGATAGAGGTATCGAAGGAATGAACTTCCTTAATCCAGAACAAGGATACTTTACTTACAAGTATGGTTTGTATTCAGCAGGACACGCACAGTTGGATCTAGAAAAAACTATGATTCAAGATGCTATGATACAGGATCGCGATCGTGCAAACACAGTTATTGTAGGTGACTCAGGCGGATATCAGATCGGTAAAGGTGTTCTTAAATTTGATTGGCAAAACTTTTCTGGTCCTAGTGCTAACAAGACCCGTGATAATATTTTAAATTGGCTAGAGCTTACAGCTGATTGGTCTATGTTATTAGACGTGCCAACATGGGCATGTGATCATATCCATGGTCCAAAGACTGGTTTGAAAGACTTCAATGACTGTCTACAGAAAACTCTGCACAACAATGACTACTTCATTCGCAATCGCCTTGGCCAGACCAAGTTCTTGAATGTGTTGCAGGGCAGTGATTGGGAAACTGCCCAGGCCTGGTATGAAGCAGTTAAACACCTGCCTACAGAAGGTTGGGCAATGGGCGGTAAGAATATGTGTGACATGGAAGTTGCTCTTAAGCGTTTGATTATCTTACGTGATGAGAAACTGTTAGACGATCGTAACTGGATGCACTTCTTAGGTACTGCTCAATTAGATTGGTCATGTTATCTAACTGCTATCCAACGTGAAATCCGTTCGAGCGTAAATGAAAACTTTACTATCAGCTTTGACTGTGCAAGTCCGTTTATTGCTACAGCACACGGTCTTGTTTATACAAATGCACAACATACCAACAAGCGTTGGTCAGTTATTATGGACAAGGCTCCAGATAACAAAGCACTTGCATCTACAGATATTCCATTCCCGTTTGAAAGTGAAATCGGCAATCGTTTAACTATGCAAGACATTTGCCACTATAAGCCAGGCATGTTAAACAAGATTGGCAAAGAAGGTAAGACAAGTTGGGATAGTTTTGGTTATGCACTAATGATGGCACATAATACATACTGTCATATCAAGGCTGTACAACGTGCCAACGTACTTGCAGATATTGAAAGTCACAAAGTACAACCAGACTATCGTTTCTGGAAGAAAGTAAAAGAACGTGATATGAGTGATGAGTACTCAGAATGGGTACCACGTAATATCCTTTATTTTAATGCCTTTGTTAAAGACTTGTTTAAATCACAAACTCCTATGCAAATGATCGAAGATGCAAAACCAATGCTTAATTCAATGATGGGCATGAGATTGCGTGGTGGTACTGCTAGTAACACATTTAAGAATCTATTTACGGAAGAAGAAACTATCAATATTGCAGGTGTTGAAGATCTTAACGATCCAGATGACCAAAAATTGTTAGAGCTTGAGCACGAGTTTATGGAGTCTCAATGAAAAGAGAATATACTACAGGAACAAGCGAAGACGTAACGTTTTTTATCGGTACAGAAATTGAACGTACTCCTGCTTATGGTATGAAAACTTTATTTGTAGTAGGTGTACAGGATGAGCAAGTTATTGCTAATCTAGCATCTAGTAACGATTGCACACATATCTATTTTGGTGCTAATCAGAGTTTTCATACTAATGGTGTTAATGATGTTCCAGGTTGGCGTCCATGGGAAGACATGATCCAACAATGTTTAGATTTAGGTTTTTGGTGTACCTTAGACTTTGATGTAAGCGAACACGAAGGTGTCCTAGAAAGTGGGCTAACTGAATATCGTAGATTTATTCCTCAGATTTCGGTGAAATTGCCCTATTTACAACAGCTAGGATATAATGCTACAATTAAAATAGACGATAAGAATTTCGACGCTACAAATCCCGGCGTTTGGTGTGTGCCTATTGGTGCTATTACCCAAAGGAAATATTTTACTAATTGGGATGAATATACGAAAGATGAAATTATCAAATGAGTATAGATACAGTTAAAGATGCCGCCCAAAGACAAATTTGGGTTACATTCCGCAAAGAAGGCATCCATCGCTATCCGGCCGCAGGAACAGATCCTAATCTGTGTACTGCTGGAGAGTATGACGTTAGCTTCTTAGCAAACTCGCATAGACACATTTTCCATTTTAAAGTGGCTATCGATGTTTTTCATAACGACCGCGATATTGAGTTTATTCAATTCAAACGCTGGATCGAAGGTCTTTATAGCAAAGACATATTAGATCTAGACTTCAAATCATGCGAGATGATTGCAGATGATTTGTATGACCAGATTGCGTCACGATATCCCAATCGTAACGTAGTAATTGATGTATCCGAGGACGGCGAGAACGGATGCGTCATTTCTTATAATCTTACTCGCCCGTCTCAATCCATAGTAATCTAAAGGAAAGAAAAATGTCACAACCTAAGTGGCTTGACAAATATCTGGTAATGAAGCCAGAAGTCAACAAAATCTTCGATGACCTCGAAGCTTGGCACGATCAATGTCGTTTTGAAATGATCGATTTTAACCCATCAGATCTTTATAGATCTAAAGCCTATAAAGACTGGCAGTATTACAAGTCTAAAGGCAAGCGTCCATGGAATGGAGAACGCAAACCTTATCAAGGCAAGAATCCACGTCCGTACAATAATGAACGTTTTTCTAATTGATTTAGAAGCAGTTGAGACAAGGTACACGGGTCAATGGAAGACTCATGTACCCGCTCTCTTACGAAAGGCAGGACACAATGTTCAAATTATCTCTGGCCCTACGGATATTCCTTCAGCCACTACTCCTGGTGCTTTCCTTAATTTTGGTGGTACCAATATATACAAGTCTAGTCAAGTGGAACAAATGGGGCGTTTATTTTGCTCCGGAGCAGTTAAGTCTGGCGATCACTTCCTGTTTACCGATGCTTGGCATCCTGGCATCATAAACTTAAAGTACATGAGTGAACTGTTACAGATTCCTGTAACGACACACGGCTTGTGGCATGCTGGATCATATGATCCTCAAGATTTCTTAGGTCGGCTAGTTGGTGCTAAACCTTGGGTCAGACATGCCGAGCAAAGTTTCTATCATGCGTTTGATCATAATTACTTTGCTACTAAATTTCATATGGAACTATTCTTTAGAGAATTACTTAACGGAGGATTCCAAAATGAAAATCCTTGGTATGAAGAAGATTTAGCCGAAGTACTAAACAGTAAATTTCCCAAGATGCAACAAACAGGTTGGCCCATGGAGTATATGGATAATACTCTAACAACATATAAGAACATGCCCAAGCGTGATCTTATTTTGTTCCCTCATCGAATTGCTCCAGAAAAGCAAGTTGAAATCTTTAGAGATCTAAAAGAACACTTGCCACAATACGAATTTGTAGTGTGTCAGGATCAACATCTAACCAAGAATGAATATCATAACTTGTTAGGTGAAGCTAAATTAGTGTTCAGTGCTAATCTGCAAGAAACACTAGGAATTAGTTGTTATGAAGGTGCAATAGTAGATGCTATTCCTATGGTTCCGGACAGACTGAGCTATACTGAGATGTATTTTGATACATTCAAATATCCAAGCGAATGGACTGAAAGTTTTGATGCCTATACTGTGTATCGTCCAGATTTGTGTGGTAAGATAATTGAACATATGGACAATTACAAAACTAGGTTGCCAAGAATAAAACAACAAGCAGACAATTTAACCCAGCACTTCTTTAGTGCTACAGAATTATTGAAAAGGTTTAACTAATGAGTAAAATAGGAATTGTAGGATTAGGATTTGTAGGCGGGGCTATTGCCGCATCTTTCTGGGATGTTGGTCAGTTGGTTCGAGTAGACTCAGACAAAAAGCGTGGTCCAGATCCTTTTCAAGATCTAGCTATGTGCGATGGTGTGTTTGTTTGTGTGCCAACACCACAAGATGATGACGGAACATGTGATACAAGCATCTTAGAAGACATTCTGGCAAAACTAAAAAGGATGGATTATCAAGGTGTTATTATCAGCAAGTGTACTGCTCCTCCCCATACTTACACCCGGTTAAATGCAGAGTTTCCTAATCTAGTTCATGCTCCAGAATTTTTAACTGCGGCCAATGCAGTTAAAGATTATGCTAATGGTACATTTGCTATCATTGGTGGTCGTGTTAAAGCATACCGTGATCTAGCAGAAACTATTATCCGCGGCACACAACCCGATTTACAATCAGTTGCGCATTGTACTATCGGTGAAGCAAGTTTGGCAAAATATACTATCAATTGTTTTATGAGCACCAAAGTTATATTCATGAATGAATTGTATAATTTGGCACAAGCAAGCGATTGCGATTATGGAACCATTGCAAATATGGTTAAGATGGATCCTCGCATCGGTAACAGTCATATGCAGGTTCCAGGACCAGATGGTTCGTTTGGATTTGGTGGCGCATGTTTTCCAAAAGATACAAGTGCATTACTCAAATACGCAGAAGAAATGGGCGTTCAATTAAACATATTAGATTCAGTCGTAAAGAAGAATTTGGTATTACGCTTGACAGAACCTAAATAATCAAGTAAAATAACTTATAGACATCCACGTCATTAACTCGGAGAAATTAATTGACAACATTTACATCAGAAGATTTACAGAACGTCTTAGCTGGCGCTGATCAGCAAGGCGATGACAACAAAGAATACAAAGAAGCTAATCTAGCAGACTATATTCGTTTCAACATGAAACGAAACAACAAACGTTTCTGGGCTGGAGACAACATCAGTGAATATGTAGTCGGACATAAAGATGAACTGATTGCTAATGCTACTAAGGCATTTGAAGATGTATTAGATGCACTTCTAATCGATCGTGAAAACGATCCTAACTCAAAAGGCACAGCCAAACGTATGGCTAAAATGTATTTTAACGAGATAATGGCAGGTAGATATGAACCAGCACCAGATGCAACAAGTTTTCCAAATGAAGTTGAAGATGGTTATAAAGGCATGCTTGTTGTACGTTCTGAGTTACGAAGCATGTGCAGTCATCACCATCAGCCTGTTAATGGTGTTGCTTATATTGGCATCATCGCCGCTGACAGACTTATCGGTCTATCTAAGTATACTAGGATCGCTCAGTGGTGTGCTCGCCGCGGAACACTACAAGAAGAACTCTGCAACGACATCGCAAGAGAAATCAGTGCGGCAACAGGTTCAAAGAACGTAGCAGTTTACATTCAAGCTACACACGGTTGCTGTGAGAATCGTGGTATTATGGCAAAGAGTTCATTAACTCAGACTACCGTATTAACAGGTGCTTTCAAAGACGATGTTGATACTAAAAAAGAGTTTTTTGACAACATTAAACTACAACAAGAGTACGCAACTAAATGATGAGCGATATAATCCTTCTTTTAGTTGTAATGGGACTTGGCATTCTTGTTGGCCATAATTGGCATTGGGAGAGCGAGCGCAAATATAAGCAGAGATTACTAAAAGAAATCGAAAGTGATCTTAAAGAAGAATTGACAGTAGCAAAAAACCTAAATGAAAGTCTCACACAAGACGTAGCAGAATTAAAATCTAAGTTACGTAAACTGCAACTAGAAAGGAAATAGCATGGCAACGCTTGAAGAAAAAGAACAGCTGATGAAGATACTGGCATTTACGCCACGTACCTATAAAATTACCATGTGGGGATATGGCGGTGAGAAAGTAATGGGTACTGTAGATCGTAAAATCTACGATTACTTCAAACATCGCAGACTTGATCTAAGTGATTATGCTTGGAACAGTGAGTATGCAGAAGAAAACAATATCCCTGAAGATATGCAACCATTTCCATCGGGCAGTTGGTATGAATGCGATAGTATGTGCCATACTAATGGAGTTAGTCGAGATGCTGGTACTTTGCAAATCGAAGATGAGAACGGCGAAACTGTAGTTGAAATGCCATTAGGAGATTGCGATGGGTGCGATGGCAGTCCGGAATTGGATGGTGGGGAAGAATACTATATCGGTTCTAAGGCACCTGGGGAAGTTGTATTCTACGGATCTTCAAACGAAAAGGGTACCTTCTTTGAAGGTGAGATAGAACTTACTCAACCATTCGATATTGAAAAACTTACACTATGTTTCGACGAAGTGGACGGGGAAGACATTGTACACGGTGTACGCTATGACGGTGAAGATATCGATAACTGGGGCGGTAGCACAGATGGTAAGAGTAGCGACTTTGGTTTCTACCTAGTCAAAGATTCTAACACTTGGGAAAAGTATTCAAATATGGATGACATTGAATACGCTATGACCGAATGGTTCCCAAAGAAGATTAGTCCAGCTCGTGAAGGCATATATATGGTCAAGACTGCTGGTAAGAACAGTTATACGTATCAGGCCAAATGGACTGGCGCTAAATGGGTCAGCGGCTGGACTGAGCCAGAAGATTATAACGATCCAACCAGAGAAATTAAAATCAAAGAATGGCAAGGTCTTGCTCAAGATCCGGATGCATCAAAAGAAGAGAATATCTAATGGGCTGGCTAAAAAATAAAGTTCGCTATTGGTTAAACAATGACGAGTATGCTATAGCATCAGTTGCTCGTGGTCGTAATTCTATTACATTA